CCCCAGCCGCAGCTGCCGCACCGGCCAAACCATCGCTATCGCCGATATCGTCCGCTGCCGCCGCCACGCTCCCGCTAACTATTTCCGCGCCAGCCGCAGCCGCTAATGATGCCAGCAGCTCGGCAACAAAAAAGCTAAATGCTACCGTCCCGGTAATCACTACCGCTGGTGGAGAAGCAGCACAGCCACTATCAGCAAAACAGCACGAAGCTCAGGCGGAGAAGCAGGAAAAAGCGAAAGAGGCCAAAGGCGCTGCCGGTGAAGATTCTATAACGTCCCGCTTCAAGTCGATGATATCCAAAGGCATGGCCGCAGCCTCGGGCGCTGTCGGACAGGGTGATGCCTGGGTGCAGGAAGTGATGCAGGAACATGGCGTTGAAGGGATGAGCAAGAATCGCCCGGACGCCGGTTTAACACTGCCAGCCGGAATGAAACTGCCTGCCGGTTTAGCCGATGCAGCTCGCACACCGGCAGAGATCGCCAAGCGAACCCGGGCCACCAGCGCAAAGCAGATCTCCGCCTGGGAATCCACAGCACCGGCCAGCAGCATTCCTACCAGCACCATTGCCGGAACAGTGATGCCAGCCGGTCCCACTAATGGCGCAGAAACTGCGCCTCCTAAAGCTAGTACAGGTGTATCTATTGTTCCCGGAGCCAGCGCCACCGTGCAGGAACCAGGTGTGTTTGACAGGGCAATGAGCGGCGCAATGGACGGGTTAAAAGCTGTCGGCGCGTCAATCATGCCTGCCATTGGTGACACGCTGAACCAAACAGTTAGCGGCTTTAGCGGGACACAGGTTATCGGCGATCTGATGGGCCAGGCAGGCATAGCCGATCCGTCAGTGCAACGCGCGATCGCCCCCATTACCGATAAGGCCGGAAGCTGGCTGGAAGGGGGGGTAGATACCCTCAAGGGAGCCTCCACCGCATTATTCAACGGCCAACTCTTCGAAGGGCGCGAAGAGAAAGGAGGAGTGACGCAGAGTGCGCAGGCGATGACCCAGCCACAAATCAGGGAGCAGCCGTCATCCCTTGCTATCCCCGCCGCCATGCAATCCGTTCAGGATCTGGCGCGAAGTGGTGTCCGTACACCGATCAGTAGCGACAACATCGCAAATTACGATGTCGATATGCTCAAGGAACTGAAAGCGATGAGCGGGACACTGGAGCAACTTTTGGGCGTATCAAAACAGAAAGACGATGCGCCAGCAAAAGTGGTGAACACTGCACAACCGGCACCGCGCAAAGATGCGGCGCTGTCCATCAAAGACGATGCGCTTAGCGAGTTACTTAGGGATTAACCATGTTAAACGAGATTGATGCGCTGATGCGCGTGGACGCGGGTGGCGTAACCGTTAAAGAGGGGGCAGCAGATACAAGTTTTATGCGCCTGGAAGAGTGGCTGCGTACCCCGCTGGGCAGCGTTTACGGCCTGCCAAGCTGGGGTAATCCCATGCAGCGTTATAAGCACGAACCGATAGGCACCGAAAGCAGTCACATGGTCGAAGTCGCCATAGAAAACGATCTGGTGTTGAAGCTACGCCAAGACCTGCCAAGCATTCAGCTTCAACAGGTGCGGTGTGAAGCGATATCAGAAGACACGCTGAACATCCGGTTTGTGATGCCAGCGGGCGAGGTCAATTTCCCAATGCAAATGAATAAATAGGCGGCATGATGAGCATTAACGAACTACTTGAGAAATTTAACGGGCTACTGGAAAAAAACCCGTGGTGGGCGCGTTTCGCTAACAGCCAGTTTATCCAGATGATGAGCATCTTCGGTTCGCAAATTATCTACGCGGCACAGTCACACGCGCGACGTGCGCTGGGGGAGGGCTTTATTTCCACCGCTACACGCCGCTCAAGTATCCTCGCTGCCGCTGAGGATCGGGGCTATGTGGGAAGACTGATTATCCCGTCGTGGGGGCGCGTCAAAATCCGCAACAAAACGGCGCGGGAGATCCAACTGCCCGCCAATGCGGAGTTGTTGTCGTCACTGGACCTGCCTTACGTAACTGCTGACGCCGTAACAATTCCCCCAGGCCAGACCGTTATTATTGATAATGTCCGCCAGATGGAAAAAGTGCTGGTCAGCAGTGTGATCGATACCGCACGTCCCTTCTATACGCTGTTATTGCCACGCGATATCACCGCTGAAACCGCGTCTATCGACGTGTTTGTGGTGATAGACGGCGAGAAGCGGCAATGGACACATAACCCCATGTTTCGTCTGTCACGCGCCACCAGCGAGCATTATGTGCTGGTGTACCGGCCTACGGAGCAGCTGGGAGTCCGGTTCGGTGATGATTCATCTGGGGTGATGCCGCCAGCCGGTAGCCGTATTGATGTCGAGGTCTGGTGCAGCACTGGCGATACAACCCTTGCACAGGGTCAAAAGTTGACGCCTGCCGGAAATATCGCAGGAATGGTAGAAATGCTGGAAGTAACGACCGAAACGCCTATTACGGGAGGCAGCGGGTTTGAATCCACCGAAGAGACACGCTTTCGCGCGCAGTATTATGCAGCGTATGACAATCAGGTTGTATGGGGTGGCGATTATGGCTTTTTCCTGCATCGCCAGGTGCAGGGTATGTCATGGCTAAACGTCTGGGGTGAGCAGCAGCAGGAAGCCTTTACCGGCGTGCGTGATCTGCGAAATATCAACACGATTTTCATTTGCGGCCATAAACCCGGGGTGAGTCAGGATCAGCTCGAAAGCCAGTTGCGTGCGAGCCTGGCAGCGATCCCTAATGCGCTGAATAAAAACTTCCGTTACATGCCACTGGTAGCGAAACCTTTCACGATCATCTTAACCGGCACAGCCAACAAAAACGTAGTTATCAACGATGCAAAAAAGACAATAATCGAAACACTGGAGAGCCGCTTCGGTTATGACGCGACCAGCTTCGGGGAAGATCTGGAACGTGGATCTGAAAGCGACGGCAAAACCGCACAAGTGAAGATAAAAGATGTCTGGACAAGCATTGATGGTCTGGCCCTTTTGAACCGCTATGAGATAGAGGTTGTCGGCATGCAAAAGCCGGAGAACCTGAGCGATTTTATCTATCTCGATACTTCAAACTCAGTGTTTGATATCAAGCAAGCAGGGGAGACTACGCGGTGATCAAAGACTGGATTAAAAACCACCTGATCCCTGAAAAACGTGACTCCGGGTTATGGCCCGGATTTGCCGACGCACTCCAGAAAACCTACGAAGATCAGGTGGAGCCGTTGCTTGAGCGCCTGAGCGCGCGTAAATCGTTCTTCACCATGCATTCTGACGATCTGGATAAGCGAATCAAAGAATACGGCCAGTTTTTTATTATTGGCGAAAACGGAACGGCAAGCAGACCTATTCTATTAACACAGCGTCTTGATGAGGTGCATTTTAAAGGCACTGACCAGCCAATAGTATCAACCTTCTGGCGAGAGTTCGGCAATCTGCCGGTAACGTGGGAGCCACTTTACGCCCCCGTTGACCAGGCTTTATGCCCATACGGTATGTTTTTCACGACTGCCGCTGGAATGGAGGTTGCACAAGCCTCTTTCGGTGAGTTTTTCCTAACATCACGCGGCACTATCAGCGTGGATCTCAACAGGCTGTATGAAATCTACGGATACGCTGAACAGGACAAGCTTGTTAAGCGCCTTATCACTGACTTTGATCGTATTGTTGCCCCTCTACTGCCGCTGGAAACCGTATTCGACGGTATCTCACTACGCCTTGACTTCTGGCTTGAAGAGGCGCGCGATGAAATCAATATCGTAAGCATCACGACCGGTTCTAAAGAAGCCAATTTTATATTCCGGCCAGCAAAGGAGTCGATGCAGCTCAAGCGCACGTCGATTAACACCGCCGCAGCTATTTCACCGGTAAGACGTTCTCTGGATACTTTTACACTGACGCTGGATAGCATGCCGTCTGACGCATGGCGGCTTGATATGCAAATGATTATTCCTCCATTACTTCCGGGAGGCCCCGAGAACGATCCACGCATGCGCCAAGATAGAACACGCCTATTACTGGATACACTCGGCCAGTGGGGTTGTGTGATGGAGTTGGTCACGGGTGAAGTTCGCCGCCTGGCCTTCCCGGGCTGGGCGCTTTCAGTGGTGCTGCCGGTCGCCGCAAGCGACCGTTCGCTAATACGTAAAATAACCTGGTGTACCGAGCACGATTCGCAGCTGGTGATGATGTCCACGAAAGAAGCCGACCAGCGTATAACCGTTAAGACTCTGGGCATAGACAGCAAGGTCATAATTCCAGCATCTGATCAGTTGCTGACTCTGGAGAGCATTGTTACCCATACAGAGCAAATCCTGACGCCTTTGATTGCCGGAACAGAAGGCAATCAGCTCACACTCGATGAGATGCCTGCCGACGGCTGGCGACTGGATGCCCATTCTATCCCTGCGCCGGTGCTGCCAGGTTCGCGGCCAGATCCCCGGATAAGCAGCGACGGCACAAAGGTTACATTGGCGACTCTGGGACAGTGGGGCTGCGTCATTGAATTGAAGACTGGCGATGTTTTCCGGTTCGCCTTCCCGGGCTGGGGAGATCGCGCAATTTTGCCGTTTGAAATAGAGAACATACGCAAAATCACCTACAGCGCGGAACACGACACCGGATTTATGAGCGTGAACGCACAGGAGCAATCAGAGCAGGCCAGTAAATCAGGCGTAACCACTACGTTAAAACCTTCCATGACGGAAACCGCCCCGGATTTGAGGAGCAAAATAACGGAGCAATGGAGCGCCACGGCCAAAAACACTAAGCCGAACATACCGCAGCAACCAGCAGCGATTGACGGCATGCCTCTTGATGCATGGACGCTTGACCAGGAGATACCAAAAGAGTAGGCCTCTCATAGAGTATGACTGTAATACTATCGTACAGTCATACTCCATTTCTCTTGCTGTCAGCGCTGGAAAGCACTGAACGTTCAAAGTACAGACTTAATAACATCCGACTGAATCTATCAACAGGAGTTGTATATGTCGGATGTTATTTCTTATGCGTCAGCCAGTGGCGCTAAATATAAAGCGCAACTGCTGGACTATTACTACACGCGCCGCGCGCAGTCCGCTATCGGCTTGGGTAAACGCTTCCAGATGATGAAAGCCTATTGGGGTAAGTCGAATCTGGTTAAACCAAATCCCGAAGGCGGCTGGCTCATTGACGATATCCCAACCAATTTCACGAACGCTAACCTGCTGAACAAATTCGCAGAATGCGATCTGATTTGCACTCTACAGGGCGCAACTATCACCGTAAACGTGGTGCTGCCGGAAAGTACGTTGCCTGCTAACGACGTGTATGACTTCAACACCCTGACGCTGGTTGACGCTGATGGTGCTGCCTTTGCCGTCCTCTGCGCACAGCAGGACAGTATTTACAAAGGCAAGGTTTACAGCATCCTCCTGACTATTGAACAGAAAGGTAGCGCCGCATGAGTGAGACAATTAACGGGGTATCTATCCTGAGCGCAGAGACAAAACGCGCGCTGGTGGCCGATGTTCAATTTTTTGAAACTTTCACGTCTGCCGCGTTTAACCGGAAATTAAAAGGTATTGTAAAAGCAGGTTTTTATGAAGGCTTTGAGCCCATTTTTACCGGTGGGCTGACACTTACAATTACGTCAAAAAACACACCGGATAAATATGGCGCGGCATCCGTTAACGTGGGCGATCATCAAATCTCGGTCCACCAGATCGAAGATGTGACCTTTACGCTGCCCGCTGGCGCAACTACGCGTGTGGTTCTGGAAGCAAATTATCAGCAGGGCATAAAAACTGACCAGGTTGATGCAAACTCTGGCGTACAGGCCGCGCGTCTTTTCCTGTCCGATGTGAAAGTTGCGCTGAAAGGAAATCAGCTGGAAGTGTGCCGGGTTAACATTCCCAATGGCACAACGGATATTACTGCTGCCATGGTGAGTACGGCAGAGCGCCCGAGCCAGACAATTGGCGTGGAAATGACCAGCGACATTAACAGCCAGGATGAAAACATTGCAGCGTCGGCAAAATCGGTTTATCTGGCGTTCATTGCGGCAAAAGAACATTCGACCGCTCTGGTTGCCACAAAACTCATCGGGGCGACGCAAAACCTGAATACACTTGGTCCGGGCAGTGAAGGACGATGGTCCAAATCAGTTAGCAGCGGAGCTACGATTGAAAATGGCTTCCCGGAAGAACAGGCTGTAGGCATCCTTGAAGTCATCCCGGGCGGGCAATATGGCGGGACGCAACGCTACACTTCCCGAACCGGAAACGTCTACGTGCGGTCGTTAACCGCATCCTGGAATGGCACAGATGGCCCCTGGGGGCCGTGGCGCGCAACCCAGATGGCAACACGCCCGCTTAGCACAACTCTTGATCTCAATACTCTTGGCAACCTCGCTGACATAGGCTTGTGGCGAAACAGCTATAGCTCAATTGCATCAGCGACGTTGAATTTCCCGGTTGAGGCCGGGGAGGGTATGGGTGTTCTTGAGGTATTTGAAGGCGGGCGCTTTAACATTACGCAGAGATATACTACCTGTCTTGGCCGAATTTTTACCCGCTCTTTAAATGCCGCCTGGAACGGCACCAATGGCCCATGGTCAGCATGGATTGAAACCAATGACCGACGCGGAACAATCAGCCTCGGGAGCCTGAATGCTTACGGGCCTAATCATATCGGCGCCTGGGCTTGCTTGAATTCAACGTATGCGCTTGCAACAAATAACTACCCAATTGAGGGAAGCACAGGAATCGGCGTTCTTGAAGTCTATAGTGGCGGCAACGCACTGTTACAGCGCTTTACTTCGCGCTTTGGGCGTATGTTTACTCGCACACTGAACGGTGCATGGAATGGCACGGACGGTCCATGGTCTGCATGGGTTGAAGTGGGTACGGCAAACATTACCAATCTTCCAGCAGACGCAGTGTCGATGGCCGATCCGCGCTATTTCTATGGCAACGTCATTTACACGATCAATTCAGCTATGCCTGACATGCCAGAAGGTATTCCATCGCCTTCGGCATGTGTGCTCGTTTCGTATAAGCGAAATTATATTGCTGGTGCATCAATTAACCAGCAGCTGATGGTCCCTGGGGGGCGTTTATTCTATCGATCAGCTTCTCTTTCTGGTGCAAATAACGACTGGAATACCATCGCCTGGAACGGTGGTGATGCATACGGTTGGAAGGAGGTTCTAACGACCGATAGTATCGGTAATGCCTATGGCATTGGCGGAAATACCCCCATTAAAACAGTTGACTTCAACGCCTACGATTTTAAAAGTGGGGAAACTTTTTACTTTTCACCCGCAGCCGCGATCAATCTGCCAGAAGGTTTATCATGGGGAGTTAATGTAAACGTAGGTTGCCACGTTATTTTCGCCAGCGATCTTTACTACAACCTCCTGCTTATTCCAACCACAACTAACAAAAACGAAAAGTCGTACATTGTAAGGATGCGTGGTGCGCCCGGTACAGTCCGCACGTATGCAGTTGGTGAGTTGCATGAATCTGGCAGAACTCTTGGTGTTGAATTTGGTGGGACCGGTGGCACCACACCTGCTGAGGCAAGAATAAGTCTTGAGTTAAATTCTCGCTTCATTCCCGCAGAAAAAAACATCAATGAAATCGGGCCAGATTTAGAAGGGCGTTGGACCAAAACAACAAGCTCCGGCACCACGTTTGCTAATGGTTTCCCGGAAGAGGGAACGGTAGGTGTACTGGAAGTATTCGCAGGAGGAAACTTTGGGGGAACTCAAATTTTTACCTCTCGCAGCAGCATGAACTACATGCGCAACCTTGTTAATACCTGGAACGGTAAAGATGGTCCTTGGGGTGAATGGCGCACACTACAGATGGGAACTCGACCATTAAGTAATACGACTGATATAAATACACTTGGCGCAGCTATTCATCTTGGGCTATGGCGAAATAGCTCCATGACCATCGCTACCGAAGCAAATCATTACCCTGTCAGCGGATCAGAAGGTCAGGGGTTACTGGAGATTTTCGAAGGCGGACTCTTCGGTAAAAGCCAGCGTTACACCACTCATAAGGGCTTGATTTATGTCCGTAGCTTATCTGCGAACTGGAATGGCGTAGACGGACCTTGGGGGGAATGGGCGTTGGTGGGTACATCATCTCACCCTGGTTACTACAAGGGAGATATGGATTTATTAACCACTCCCGGCGTGTGGTCAGTTACGGACGGTGATACAGGCGTAACCAATGCGCCAGTTACGCCAGGCGCGCCAACAAGCTCTACTGCAATATGTGAAGTCATTTTACGTTCCAGTACTAATTCGATATTGCAACGATGGACATCTATCGTTGGAAATAAGCTTAGTATGAACCGCTCCTGGATTCGCACATTAGCCGGTAATATCTGGTCCCCCTGGGAGGTGGTAGGTAGTAAAGCGGTGACTGATCTCGGAATGGGGGTTTCAAACGCTGAGCTCAAAAATTTCGACTGGCAACGCTTCAACTTTCAGAATGGTGCGTTTTATAACGTAGTGCCTTCATCTTGGTTGAATGCCCCAGCAAAAATGGCTCCGCTAGCCAGCAATAGCGCGACCGTAATGGTACACGTCAAGGGGATGGCTGGGGATGCACAGGCTGCAAATACACCGGAATGGTGCCACTTTGAAGTTATTACTTATACCTTAACTTCAAAACGCATCTTTGCAGGTATTTACAGGGGTTTGCCGGGAGAAAGGCAGTACTATATCCATGAACTTTTCCACACTGCCAATACAACGATTGCCGCTGATGGATCGCTGAAAGCTGCATCCCCGATCGTTAAAATTTTCACTGATGGAACATACGAAAATAACATCGAGTCAGAGGGTGTGACTGTTTCGCGGCTGGAAAAAGGGTTGTATCTGATCAAAGGCTGTACCGGTCTGAACGCGGACGCATCATGGGGCGGTACTGACGGCGGTTTTGATATACCGATCGATAAAAACAAACAGCCTCTTCTTTGGCTGGACTACGAAGTGCATTCAGATGGTTCAATCCTTGTTAAAACGTACCACCGAGTGCATGCAAATTCCCCTCTCTACGCTCAAAACCGAATTGGTTATGAGGATGAAAATGGGAAGTTTATTGAGACTGTAGCGGACCAGGAGCCAATTGACATCCCTCCTTATCAATTCGTTTCCGTACGCGTTCAGATGTCACAAGAACGTTCGATTGGCTGGGATGATTACGCTCCCATCCTTGATGAAGATGAGTCTGCGTCTGAGTTTGAGGAAGATGAGTCTGCGTCTGAGTTTGAGGATGATGAGTCAAAGGCTGAGGCCAATGAACAGCCATCAATCGTACCGGGGCTGGATGAAGCTGCCGCCCCGCAAGAAGAGAGCGATGAGGAATAAAATATAACCTGCATAAAGCGCCTCCGGGCGCTTTTTTCATGCCCGCAAAACACAGACAAAATACCTTTATGGCCGAAATTCAAACGCAATGGGAGTTTGCTAATGAAGGATTTAACGCCACTTTATCACGCGATGATGGCGGTTTTAGTGCAGTGCCTGATTGGGTTTTCAATAGGGGCATGGGCATTGGGTGGGGCGATTGGCTGCGTGTGGTTTATTGCCCGTGAACATACCCAGGCGGAGTATCGCTGGATAGCTCGCTTCGGGAATGGTAAGCGCGCCAACATGCCGTGGTGGGGTGGTTTTGATTACAGGGTATGGAACACCGCAAGTGCCTTTGATTTTCAGGTGCCGATGCTGGCCTGCATTATCGTTTATACCCTCACCTGATCCCTTTATTCACATTTCTGCAAGCGCCTCCGGGCGCTTTTTTTATGCCCTCAAAACACAGACTCCATACCATCCAGGCTCGAAGGGAAATTGAGAAAAGGTGGGAATGTGTTCGAGTTGGAAACAAGTTTGATCCATGTCCTCGCCCTATCCCTTCTCAGTGGCTCCGGCGTGTTCCTGCATGGGGTGCGTGACGGAAGGATTAAGGGAAATTTCCTGAATTTTATCACTGAGTGGGTCCTGGCAGTGCTGGCTGGGCTGACAGCGTATTACGTCGCCCAGCATAAAGAATGGGAGCAGAGCCTGATGTATCTGGCGGTGCTGGTGGCGAGTAACAACGGGCGAGAAGTAACAAGTGCGCTTAAGGACCGATTTATCGCTGCAATGCAGTTTATGTTCGGTCCTAAAGGAGGTGAAAAATGATGAGTAATTTTCAGGAGTATTGCTTTTACGGAATGGCCGCGCTGGCCGTATTCGATCGCTTCATCCTAAAGCGAAAAAAAATCAGGCTGGTTGAGTGTGGAGAGGCGGTAGTGCGTGGGAAGGCCTTGGCATTCCCGTTGCGATTTAGCGTCTCCTGCGCGCGACTGACAGGCGCAATGGTTGAATACAGCCTGCGTGACTCCAAAAACCCAACGGCTGTTATCACCGGTAAAACGAGGACCCTGGATTTATCGGCAAAAGGGATGAATGAGGAATATCTGCTGATTGACCAGCGCTACCTCGAAGCCGGTACATGGCTGTTATCGGTCCGTGTAACGCACGGCAACAGCCGCATGAATCCGCTGTACCGCATTTTCCCGGTTCAGGAATCAATTACGCGCAATTACAGCGTCACAAAAGATGAGCAGGGGGTTTTCAGTGTCAGCAACTAACGGCTATGTAACCCTTAACTTTGACGAACTCAATGTTAAGGGACTGGATAAGCTTAAAAAAGCAGTCAATAAGGCCGGTTATGAAGTCGTGAAGGTCACACCAGCAGGCCAGGCACGGCGCAAAGACGGTATTCCAACAAAAACCTTTGAGCTGAAAGGTATCGACGAGCAGGTAATGGTTGTTCAGGTCAATAACACCGGCGACATTTCCGGCATCAAGCTCAACGGCAAAAACTCACCGTACACGCCTGTTAAGACTATGGCCGAGCTGGGAAAAGCACTGGCCGATTTGTTTAAGAAAGGCTCAACGGCGTTTCAAAAGGCCCTGGCACGCAAGCTGGCCCGCGCGGCTAAAAAGGACCTCGACAAGGACAAGCCAAACACCAGCAAGGGTGTGAAATCCGGCGTCCAGATGCTCAGTGATGCCCGCGCTCGCCGTGATGCGCAGAAAGAGGCGATTGAGGCCGTTAATGAAAAACTCACCGCCCTGAAAACAGAGCAGGATATGACGCAGAAGGAACACGGCAACCTGCAAAACGAGCTAAATCTGGAAGTGGCGAAAACAACTCAACTCCAGGACCTTATTGCTAAAGCGAAAGGCGGCAACGAATGATTGATTTAACGAAAGAGATTGAGTTAACCGACAAGCCAAACTTTGTGGCTCCGCCTCTTACTGATTCGGTTTACGCGGAGTTAATGACGGGCAGCAGCGCCGATATGATGCTGGAAAGCGTCACTATTGACGATGTGGATCATGCCTACCTCGGCGATGAAATGCTTTACGTCAGTATCGCCACTGGCAAAGCCATGTTCGAGGCCGTCACCAGTGAGCGCATGCGCTTGTCACAGACTATGCGCGCGTTCGCGCGCTCGCTAAACCGTGGCCTGAACGGCACCGGCATCAAAGCGGGAACCGATGACGCCGGTATTGATGAAGAGGGGCGCAAAACCATTGGCGGCGCGATCATTGGCAAGGTTCGTCGGGTGAACAACATCCCGATCATGACCGCGCTAATCCCGCTCTCTGACGGGCAGTCTATTTCACTGATTTTCCATTCCCCGACAGCGGATAACGGACGCATCAAAAATAGCGATCTGCTGGTGGCGTTTCGCTTCCTGCTTAATAAGCGCGACGTGACGCATATCGTTGCCCCGATTGGTGGTCGTGACGTGTCATTGCAGCAAGTAAGCCAGGCGCTGGCGAACCTTGCCGAGCGTAACAGTGCGAAATTCACCAAACAGCAATCCGCACAGGTGAAGCTGCGCGCTGATATCGAGGGGTTGAACGCGGAAGCGGACCAACTGAGCGAGCAGCAGTCCTCCCTCCTGGAACAGGTTGAGACACATCAGCAAACCCTGATGAATAGCCAGAGTGACGCGCAGCAGCTGCGAGGCAAACTCGCCACACAGCGACAGATTAACGCCGAACTGGAAGCGCAGCTGGCCGCACTGAAAACGAACGCCGGCAGTGATGTAATTACGCTTCCGGGTGAGACTGGCCGAACCTTCTCTGACACTACGCGTAAGGTGAAAGAAGGGCTTTCCATGAGCGGCACCACCACGCTCAGCAATGGTGCGGAAGTGGCCTACAAAACAGCTGACGACAACGGCGATCTGGTGGGCTGGGTACAGATTACCGATCCTTCCGGGCAGGTTTACAAAATGCCGTCACCGTCATCCCAGGGCGCAAAGATGGGCGAGACAGCAACCAAACTACTGAAAGCCTACCGGGAAAATAAAGCGGATAAGTTTGCCGTGGCGGCACCGGTAGAACCGACCCCGGGAAGCGATGACACACAGCAGGGTGCAGACGCTGATTTGCAGCAGCTGGTGGCCGTCATCGGTAATGGTCTGACAGACGCGGCAGCGGCTGACTGGGCGGCGAATAAAAAAGCCACGCCTGATTTTATTCGCTTCCTGATCCGCCAGTATGGCACCGCTGATGATAAAGCCAAACAGCGATTCGTTGAAGGGATCGAGAAGAACTGGAAAATCAAGTTGCCGGGTACGGGCAGCGACAATCGGCTGGTGGCGAAACTGGCGCGCGATTACGTTGATAGCATGAAGCGGCCAACCGGCACTGATTTTCTCAATACCTATTTCATGGGCGAAGCGCCGAAAGCCAGCCAGAACCCGGTTTACGTTCCGCACGTTGAAGGCGGTGATTTCTTTGCAGCACCATTAAATACAGCCATAGATCGCTACCGCGAAGCGCTGCCAAACCCGAAATCGAACAGCACCCTGAAAGAGCAGGCTAATTTCCTGATCCGTCTGGTCAAGGCTGAGAAAGATTTCGAGGGCCTGGCAGGGAGCGTGGAGGATGGTTTTGCACGTCTGGCCGACGGCTCAATATTGACGCTTGAAGACGGCAAGCTGTTATTGTCTACAACCGATGACGAAACGCACAATGCGAAATACTCCGTTGACGTTGGCGATCGCGCCCTGGAGGAAGCCATTGAAGATCTGGTGAATTCGTATCGTCTGGGTAACGTGGAATACATGACGCCTGAAAGCCGCGCGAAAAACAATCCTGAGCCGTCAAAACCTGATAGCCAGCCATCACCCGGCAATTACCGCTATGCGCTGGTTAACCGCCCCGCAGGCCCGGCGACTATCCCCGAAGGCAATACGGCGATCCTGCCGCCAGTAGAGCAAAGTGCGCCGTATGGCCGCATCGCGCGCCACGGTTTCGTGATGTATGACGCGCCGCTGTCAGACGCTGATATGGCCGCGTTTGAGCTGAAACTTATCCCGACGCATGCAGATCTCGATGCGCTGGCGATGAAGATCGCTCAGGGCAGCATGAACAGCTACGCCGCCGAGTATCTGGAAATGGCGACGGATGACGCTGATACGTTCCGCTCACAGGTCAGTATCTTTGCCCGCAAAGACGCGCCAAACGTGGCATTCCCGCAGGGCGATGATCTGGCATACTTCCTCCAGGCGATGCAGGGCGCGCTTGCTGAGGCGGCGAAAACCCCGCCAGCAAAAGATACAGGCCCTGCCGAAGGAGAAGAAATTGTGAAAAAAGAGGCTTCCGAAGCCGCAGGAAGCGAAGAGCCATCCGAGGCCGATAAGGCAGCGAATGATGCGCTGGCATACCTGCAAAGCATCCTGTCATTGCAGTCAAAAGATATGGGCGTTATCCGTGAAGCACGAACCAAAGTCCGTGGCGCGATTGGTGCGCTCCAGGCCGCTGGCCGTGACGTGGATAATGAGCCTCTGGTAAACGATGCTGCGCAGCACCTTTCCGATCTGCTGGTGGCAATTCAGCGTGAAGGAGCACCCGCATGACGTTAACCGCACTGGAACGGCTGGACCTGAATGATCAGCTCGATGAACTGATGATTAAGGCCCAAACGGCCAAGGGGCTGGACCTTCTCGATCTGAATGACCAGATTGAAGAAGTAATGTTAAAGCTGGGATTCGGCAGCACCCGCGCCGCGCCAACGGATACGATCCCGTCCGTTGTCACAGAGTTTTTGGCAGGGAAGTTCGTCAACCAGCCGCAGATGGATTTTGTGGACACCTTGCGCGAGGTGGGCGCGTATCTGGACCAGTTCTTGTCGCTGGACGATATGCGGCAGCAGGTGCGAACCTGGATTGCCAAAAACAATTACGCAATGTAATGCAAGGCCCCGGAAACGGGGCTTTTTTTTGGTTCGCGGGTCGAAATCACAGAGCTTTTACCATCCCCTCTACCGTTAAATTTGTAGAGGACAGGGCATGTGAACGAATTAACGAATGCCATTGATAACACCGCTAGCGTGGATAGTCTGGTGGCGTTGGTGGCTTCACTGCATTACAGCCAGACCGGGTTAGGCCGGACATCTTTTGTCGTGACCAGTAAAGGTCTGGAGGTCAAAACCGGCTTTAAGGTGATCGATGCCCGAAGCCTGGTTATCTCCAACAATCTGGACGGCACCATTAACCCCAAATTCCCCGCTGAGCTGCAACCGCGCGACCGCACCCGTATGTCCAGCAAGATCCAGGTGAGCAAGATAGCGGGCAACCTGCGACCGGCTCAGCTGACCGACTCCGGGCTGAGCAGCCACGGCGCGCCGATTGTCGGACCGGATAATGTTGTCGAATCCGGGAATGGCCGCTCTATGGGTATCCTGCGCGCCTATGAACAGGGGCAGGCTGACAGCTACCGGCAGTACCTGATTGAGCATGCTGGCGACTACGGGCTGAAAGCGGCGGACATTGAGAAGATGGATATGCCGGTGCTGGTACGCGAGCGCGTCACCGAGCTGGACCGCGCGAAGTTTGCCCGTGATTCTAACCAGTCCGATTTACAGGAAATGGCCGCAAGCGAAAAGGCGTTTGTAGACGCCGAAATGCTGGATGAACGACTCATGGCGATGTTTGCGCCGTCCGAGGAAGGCAATCTCTTAGCCCGATCGAATGACTCGTTTATACGGTCGTTTATGAAGGAAATTGGCGACACGGCCACAGCAGGCCTTGTGACCACAGATGGACGGCCAACCAAGCAGCTGATCGACCGTATCCAGAACGCCATTTTTGCCAAAGCTTATAAGGATGAACGGTTAGTAAAACTTGTGGCGGAAGAACCGGACCCGGAAATGCGTAACATCCTGACCGCACTCAATACCGCAGCGAGCGATTTTGCTCAGATGCAGATGCTATCCGGCGATGTTCACAAGCAGGCGGTTGGCGGGCTGGTGAGCGGCGTGGAGGAGGTGAGCGGGCTGGATAAACAGGCCATCGCCGCACTACAGGATGCGATCAACCTTGTCCGTCAGGCGAAGGACAGCGGTCAGGCAATCGAAGAGGCGATTGCCCAGCAGGGATTGTTTGAAGAAACGAGCAAAGAGGCTGAGGCGCTGGCACTCTTTATTGTGGCGAACAACCGCAGCGCAAAACGTATTGGCGCAGCCTTCAAAAAGCTGGCACAGAAAATCAACGCAGAGCTAACTCACCAGCAGCAGGCGCTGGGGGACATGTTCGGTGGTGGTGATTTACTGCTGGTGGATGTGCTCAGCGCCGTCTCGCGTGAGATTGAGGAAGAATTCGGCGAAGGGAAGGGGCTGAATTTTGCAATGTTTGAATCCGCAGCGGGTGCAGGTGATATCGATCCGTATCTGGCAGGGCTGATAGTAAAGGCATCCGGCGTGGCCGAGCTGATGCGCATTGTGCGACTTGCCGACCGATTCCGCACAGCGCTTGTTGGCAGAGATCCGAGTTCGAACATGTTTAATCTGCGCCATATAACCGGTGCAGGCATGCCCTATAGCCATGTCGGAGACTGGGTGGCGCAGCATCAGCTGAGTTCCTCAGCCGTAGCCCTTATCGTATCGACCGCCAGCCGAAGCCTGTTTTATACAGAAGCCTTGCGCGATGCGGTGAAAGAAAATGCCGCCCCGCCTTCCCTGATTGACGATCGCATTGTTGATATGCGAATTGAGAGATTCAGGGAAAAAATTAACGGTAAAGATCTCGACCCCCTGATTACCAGTCTTCATCGTATAGACAGTAGTGAAGTGGCGCTTATCCCTGATGAAATCACGATGGATGAGATCAACGCTGGTTGTCGTTTATGGGTGAGCGGATATCTGAATATGCCGCTAAAGGAGCGGCAAATAGCCCTGACGCAGTTTGATAAGAAAATCAAAAACGCCAAGAGCATTCCGCAGACTATCGCGGCAATGCAGGACGCCATTAAAACCGCTAAGAAAGCCCTGGCGGACATCGACGACGTTATGGAGAACGGCAAAGCGGCGCTTGCCGCAGTGGGCCTTACGCTTGAGTTCAGCAGCGAAAAGCGGGCTGACGCGTACATCAATGCACTGGAAAGATTAAAAGCGCTGACCCCGCTTATTGCCGAGCATTCCGTGTCAGAAATTAATGAGTTTGTTGATTTTTATATACCTGAAATCAATAAAGTACGGGATCGTCCAGAAAAGTTAGACCTTTATCTTAAAGATGTGTTTAGGCCTGGAACTGGCTTTGCCAGGGCGGTTGGCCGACTGGAGTGGGATCTCAATGATGATACCGACGTTGCAATTGCCCATGAAGTTGTGTCACTAACCGAATTGTTCAGCAGAAGCCTTGCATATCCGCCAATGCTAGTGAAAGAGATTCACAGCAAAGTGAAAGCAGCTATGGACGCGGCATCGAGTATTTCAGAGGAGCAGGCCGAGGAATGGGCGCGCGGGCTGAAAATGGAGGATGAAATTGCCGACCTGATGTCAAAAGATAATCCTGGCCGAAAAGGGTTTAACCTGCGTAGCGCAATTGCCAGCGTCTATCGTGTGACAAACGGCAACCTTGATTCACTGAAAGAGGTGGCGCATACAGAAGGCGTCCGGGCATACGCCACCAGGAACGGTGAAATAGTCATTGAAGGCAACGGCGACTCTGAGCATGTCGTATTCCATGAGGCCGGTCATCATATTGAGTATTCCAGCCCGTACCTTCTGGAACGCGCAAAAGCCTTCCTGAAAATGAAAGCAGGCGATCGCATAACTTATGTTAATAGCGGCTCGCGCGGTGATGCTGAATACATTGTATCTGCGGGCATGAGCGTGGCTTACATGTCTAAAATCTATATGGAAAGAGAGGTGAGCCGGATTAGTGGCAAGTTGCTTTCAAAGCCTCCAGTGCTGAGTAAGTGCCGGTCAACTGAAATCTTCTCAATGGCTATGCAGTGCTACGCTGATCCTGAACAGACCGTTAAATCCCTGCTGAATAACGACGGTCTGATTGAGTTTTTCCTCGGATGCTTAAAGGAGTTGCCGAATGCAAACTAACGTTACATCGCCGGACGGCAAAACCGGCAGCATTTTACGCGGGGATGAGGGCGAAATCCTGAAAATCTCGGGCGATATAACCAGGGCGGATATGGCCGCTGATTTGAAGCGGGTAAAGCCTAACTCAGCAACCGGCGCGGTTAACACGATGGACGCAGAGGCGCATTTTATCCTGCGCAGCCTGGAAAGCGTGGGCTGGCAGGTAGAGTGGCCGGTGGTTGAATCGGGCAATGAAAATGATGACGAGCCCGGAGATCTCGGCAGTATCATCGTAAACTGATTGAAGGCCCGCACTATGCGGGCTTTTTCTTACCCGACCAAAACACAGAGTCATTACGGTGAAGCCTCCTAACACCACTGAGGCATTCACGATGAGCCAGACTACAGACCCGCGCTGGGTAGTGGAAGCGCGTAAAAATCTCCACGTCCGCGAAATCAAAGGTCCGCAGCATTGCCCGGAAATCCTGCAATACTGGCGAGACATCAAACGTGGCGGTATCAAAGACGATGAAACCCCCTGGTGCGCCGCTTTTGTCGGTGCCATGCTGGAGCGCGTCGGTATCCAGTCAACCCGCTTTGAATCGGCGCGTAGCTACCTGAACTGGGGAACCGAGCTGCGCGAGGCAGTGCCAGGATGTATCGTTGTATTCACCCGCGACGGCGGCGGTCACGTTGGCTTTGTTGTCGGCCAGAACGAGAATCGCGATCTGCTGGTGCTGGGCGGCAATCAGTCCGATGCCGTAAATGTCCGCGCCTTCCCACGCGCCCGCGTTACCGGCTATCGCTGGCCTGCCGGTGAAGCACTTCCTGGTGATGTTCGTCTGCCTGTCACCACTGCGCAGAAATCCACCAGCGAAGCGTGATCTACATGCCCTGGCGTCTGCCGGGGCCTTACACACGAAAACCCGTTGGGACCTGGCTGTAGTCCACGTCAGCGTAGGATGCCCGGAACATGGTGTCATTCTTGCCATCCCCGGCAGTTTTAAACGCGCTTACCACTTTGAGCATCATGCTCTTGAGCTGGTTAATCTCGTTGCCCTGGCGCTGGTTGTAGCGTTCCTCAGCGGCGTTGAGCTGGCCCTGAATACGCCTTTCCGTGATAAGCGCATTCCACTCAGCAAGTGTTTTACCCTGATAAGCCTGATCCGGTTTATCCACAACCTGCGACGGCTCAGGAGCAATATTTGGTTTTTTTTCTCTTTCAGAAAAAGCAGTAACTATCTCCTTTTGTGCCTCATTTTGAGCCCCGGCTCCCCGCTTCGTTTTGCGCCCCCCTTCATTGATGACAATCAGAGCTGACGCGGCTTTAAGAGCAAACATCATTACCTTTTGTTTTAGTCGGCTGACGGTCTTGCGATAGAGGAATATGGCGAGGCAAAACAGCATAGCCGGACGGGTGAGAGTGCGGCGGGCGGTTTCCGTTCCAATTGTGCCTTGGGGAATTTCGGAATGGAAAATCGCGCGTCCAACATTGCTGGAGGTGAAGCGGTCGAGGGTGGCAATGGACACTTCCGCTTCTTGGGCGATGGTCTTACGGCTTGCGTAGCAGACGCCGGTATGTGACGGATTAACTTTGTTGGCTATGCACCCGGCAATGATTTTTCCGGTACGACTGGCGAATGATGCAGGAAGGTAGGCGAGAGCGTTGCTTAATTTGTAACCTGTAGGGAAAGCGCGTTGTAATTCAAGCCATAGCGCGTCGTTATCCATTTCAATATAGGCGGAGAACTCAGGCAGGCTATGGAGCAAAGGGGGTTGAACTGCAATATCGGCTAAAGAATTAGGCTGGATTTGGTCATGGTTTTGCATTATTATTTCCTATGTTGTTTGGGGCTTTTACGGATAAGCGCCCCTCTCCGATGCCTGCCAGGGCATTGGATACATGTTTAAGTTGCCGTTCTCTGCCTGGTCGCCAAACCTTTAGGGCATTGAACAAAGTCTCTGAAAAAGCTGGTGGATTGCCGTCCTCCGGCTTTTTTCTTTTTTATTCTGTCATTGCTACATTCCTTGCTGTTTTTCAGGCACGGCAAAACCGCACCGAAAATTCGGCGCTGAGTGATTTTTACTCAGGAGACTGACACACAAAAACGCGCAGGAAAAAACTTGAGTGCGGGGAATAGTGCTTGTAAACTGACCGTACAGCACTTTTCCGAACTATGTGTGTTGTCAGCATTGAGTGAGTGCGAATCACGTCAGCGCATAAGGGCTTAAAGGCCCGGCAAAAGCCACCTGCCAGGGTGGCTTTTTGCTTTCTGGCGTTTAACATACGTCAAAAATTGTTACCCAGGAAGATCCAGCCCAAAAAAGGATCGCGATCCAAGCTGGTGGCGATTGCGATCCTATCCACGTCATGACGCTATGGCAATACTGTTTTTATCAACAGCATCTTAGAATCACTATTACTTCCTGCGTGGTCTGAGCCACAGAGCAGGCGTGTCATCGTCGGCGTGGCGTACTTTCGTGCCTACTGGTGCGGGCTTATGAGCTGATCTCCCGCCGCTCAGCGGCAGCGTTGCGCCTGCTGAGCCGACAACAGATTCCAGCATGGCCGCAAACACCATTGCGTCGTCTTCGGTTTCCATTCTGATCAGCGCCTGCTTCTGCTCCTTACTCAGGAATACCGGCAGCTCCGACACGGCATTGCGGAGGATTTTTCGACGTTTCGCCGCAAAATCCCCTTGGCTTTCCAGCATCAGGTTAGCGTCACGCAGACGCTGTTCCACTTCCATTAAGCGTCCCTGGCTGGCCCACAGCTGACTTTCCATCTGGTTCGTGCGTTCAACAGCTTCAAACATTGCCTGGTTGGACATCATCTTTTCAAAGTGATGACACAGATCCGTTGCGGCGTTATCGCTATATCCGGCGTTGCGTAACGCGGCGTGCATTTGCTCGCCCCGCGTATTGGCGGATTCCAGCATCATACTGGCTTTGTCGAGGCTGATATAATTCGGAATGGTCACATAATCCATACCGTGATAGCTGTTGACGAACGAACGCACAGCACCATCTTTGCCACCCGTAGCCCACGACCAGCCACCCGCATTAGAAGCGATCATGCCCCTTACGATATTGCCCGGATCAGTATCCAGAATCTCCTGGGTGTGGGTAATTACACCGTTATCATCCACGTCAATAGCGATGGTACGGTTAGACGGCACGTTAGTCAGTGTTACCGGCTTGCCGTCCACCATCACCACGCTAATTTCCGGCAGGGTGAGCTTGCGGTCTTTCTCGTACTGCATGGCTCGGCGTCCGTGGCCGTAGTAGCCGTACATTTCACCGAGTTTAATATGCTCCTTCACCTCTGGATCGTTAAACGTCTCACGCACTGACTGGATGATGTAATTGCGGTCATTCTGCGGTGTATGGCGTCGAATCTTGTCGATAAGGGAAAAGCGATCGGTAACGGTTTGAAGTGTTTTCATGATGTCTCTCTTAATTTTGGCTCATGACAAATTTGGCGAAGTTGAGTAGCTGGGTACGGCTCCAGTGCTCAGGGTTTTCATGACGATCTGGCGCGGATTCTTGCATCATGTCCTCGTCGTCAAATTCGTGCTCAGCGGATACGGCTTTAAACTCGGTCAGCATCTTTTCCAGCATTTGCGGGTCCATCTTGAGCTGGTCACAGAACAGGTAGCGCATGAAGGTATCGCTACCTGCCAGCTTCGGACTCTGTTGTATCTGGTCAAGGATCTGGGTGATTATGGAAATGAAGTTGGCGCGGGCGTCCTGGTCGCGGGCTTCTTCCGCCATCAGTGCGGTATTCATGGAGTTGAATTGCACGGTGAAAGGGCGCTGGTTCGGCAGGTAAATCTTGCCGTGCTTATACGCCAGGTGGATATCGACGAAGCGATAGATAGCGTCTGCAACGGCTTGACGCAGCCACTGCGCGCGCTGCGCTGCATGAATGGCAGTTTGCGCCCAGCCGCCTTCCCCCAGACCGCCAGACATTTGATCTGCCCACCCTAACATCGTTGAATCAATGCCCAGGCTTGAGCACAGCTGGCGCAGGTGAAACATCACATCTTCAATGCCGGAAATATCTGCCGGGATGTACTGCGTGTCCACGGTGACGCCGTTCTTGCCGTCGCCCATAAGAGGGATCAGGTGGTTCAGTACGGTCGGCATCGTGCTTGCCTGGACTGACCGGCGCGCCAGCGTCTCTGCATTGCGTTTCAGTGATTGCGCTACACTACGCGTGTAGTTGGCTGCGTTTACCGGGTCCAGTGTGCCGGTTGTCAGTGCTATCAGACGGTCGATTTTAGCGGCGTTATAGCGCGTGGCTTTCAGGGCGTTCAGCGCCCCGCACAGGTTCATAAATGGCTCGTAGGAGTGCTCCAGGAAGCTGGTGCCGTAATTCTGCGTCTCCATCAGATTCTGATTCTGCACATCGTTCATAAGGGTGTACCCGCGCGTGCCGGTGGACATCGGGGTTAGGTTGCTGCTTGGAGTCCAGTACGGGTTTTTGACCGGCACGATAAACCACGGCTCGGCCAGGGTCCGTTGAAGATTGTCCGGGGTCAGGAGGTAATCGCCGGTATAGCCTGCCAGCTGCCCGCCTCGGTGGAATTCCTGGATGAAGTGGGGGAGGGTGTAAAAGCTGGACTCGATGTTAATGATCCCCCGTCCGGGCTCGCCGTATGGCCGGGTAAAGCCCACGCCGAAAATCGACATAATCAATCCCCATCCGGGCATCCCGTTATTAATCATTTCCCCCAGGTCTTCCATCAGCTCATTGCAGCGTGCGACGGCCTCTTTGTCTGCCGGGTTCTTTGCCACCAGCGAAAACGCCAGCCCGCTTCTTTTGCTGGGTGACAGGGCGTGTGCGATGTGGATATTGAGCGCACTGGATACCGTGGCGCTTTTCGACATTTCTTCCAGGATCGGATATTTGGCGAGGCGGTCCAGGGGCAGCGTCAGCCCAATGCCGAGACTGTCCGCTTCCGTCGTCAGCTCACCCGGAGCATCGCCAGGCTTGCCGACCAGCGTAGCCAGCCCGGACCGTGACACGACGTTATGCCCACTACTCAAAGGCAGGTGAGAAACGGGCGTTTTGGGCGCGCTGGTGAACAGCTTTTTTAGGGCCGTGATCGCCCCGTTAGTCGAGTTTCTGTTTGCCATTTTTGAGAAATACCTTTGGAAAATACAGACCACTTAGAATTGCGGTGATTTTATCGGGTCTATGTTTTGCAGACACAAGGTTAAAAAATGGCAAACACTGTATTGGATCATCTGAACAGTGCCGGATCGCTGGATGAGATTGTTACCCTCATTCTTCGGCTGCGAAAATCGCGCGCCGTGGCACAGTTCGGCATTGTTAAAGAGGAAGGCGTGAGTATTCAGCGCGCGCGTCGAGCTGCAAATAACGCTGCAATGCGCCTGCTGCAAGAGCTGCCGGAGAACATGGACGGCAATAAGCTGACTGACGAACAGCGGCAGGTGCTGGCCGGTTATACCGGGGAAGGGGGGCTGACCGACGGAGGCAGTCAATACGAGTATTACACTCCACAGTTTATGGCAGAGGGTATCTGGGATCTGATGGCCGATTATGGCGTTACATCTGGCCACGTCCTGGAACCGTCCGCCGCAACCGGCATCTTCCAGGAAACCAAGCCGCAGGGGGCGATCATGACCGCCGCCGAGATTTCGCCGGTTTCTGGCCGCATCAACCAGCTGCTGCACCCGGAAGACGATGTGCGCATGGGGGCATTTGAGGACCTGGCCGCGAACGTGGGCGATGACACCTACGATCATGCCGTCGGCAATATCCCGTTCGGTGAAAGCCGTACCGGATATGCTGAGCGCGATCCGGCGTACAAAGGGGAAACGAACGTCGGGCATTACTTTGTCCTGCGTACCATCGACAAGGTGAAACCGGGCGGGCTGGTGGTGCTGGTGGTGCCAAACGGCATGACAGACGGCGGCGGAAACAATAAAAAGCTGCGTGATAAAGTGGCGCGCCGCGCGGAGTTTCTGGGCGCGCACCGTATGCCGTCCGGTACTTTCGCCGAAAGCGGCACCGCGACAGTGGTAGACGTGTGGGTGCTGCGTAAACACACTCGCGCTCTGGCGGAGATCGTCAGTAATGCCGACGATAAAACCCTGACCGCTGCCCACGTCCTCTGGCCTACGTTCCTCAAGGGAAAATGGTTTGTGACCGAGGGCAAGCGGTTTGTCCACGGCGAAACAGAGCGGTCCAGCTTTAACAATATTCTAACGGTCAAAAAAGACGGGCGCGTAACCAATGCTGGCATGAAACAGGCGTTATCGCGCCGGTTTGATAGCCGTATCGCCTGGGAAATGCTGGACGTTAACCAGGACGCATACAAAGGCGCGAATGAAGGTGATAAGCGGCTGGTGGGCGGTATCTGGCACGTTTATGACGGCGAAACATGGGTCCGTGACAGTACGACTGACCGCAGCGGCATTGACGCGGAACGCTTCGGGGCGCAGACATTCGGGGATCTCCAGACGAAATGCCGGTCGCTGCATGGCTTGCTGTCTCTCAGTGCCAGCCAGCTCGCAGCCATTGCTGAGGTGTATCCGGCGCTGCTGACCGATCGGCAGCACAACGTAATGAAGTTTGCGCTCCAGCAAAAGCCATCCCAGCGCGAGCGCGCGCTGCGTGGGGCGCTGATTGGCCTCACCATCAACGATGCGCAGGACTTAATCGCTCAGGGCGGTGATGCAGGCCCGCTGCTGGCCGACGCCGCCCGCATGGTTGAACAGGAAATTGCGGTCTATGGCTCACCAAATGGCCTGCGCCTGGCAGGACTTTCCGATCCCGCAGCTAAAGGCTGGCTGACCTTTCAGGGTAACGTTACCCGCGACAGTAAGCTCTCTGATTTATTGACCGGTCGCCTTAATACCGAGTCTGTTTCCCCGGTCGATACCGGCAACCCTGAGCAGGTTGTGGCACACCTTTTCAGTCAGATTGACTTAGTGCCGGTGTCGCTTGAGCAATTCCGCGACTATTGCACGGCGCAGCTACCGTCCTCAGATGACGCGCTGCTGGACTACCTGGCGAACTTCCCGGAAATCGCGCTAGATGGCTACGGCAACATTTTGCCGATGTCGCGCGCCACCAGCGGCAACGTGCGCGGGAAAATGACTACGCTGGCCGCGCAGATAGCCGGACTCCAGGACGGGCCGCAAAAGCAAAACCTGGTACGCCAGATGATGCTGATAGAAGAGAAGCGTAATCCGGTCCCGATCGACAAAATCACGGTAAACCTTAACGCCCGTTGGCTGGACCGCCGTCTGATTAAGGAGTTTCTGGCCGAGCAGGGCTATGATGCCTTCAAATACACCCAAGATATTCAGGTGGAAGATGGTTTCCTTGTCTCCCCCGATGATTACGCGGGCAAGGATGGCGTTTTCAGTGGCTATAAGTTGCGTACCGTTACGAGCAAGGGTGTCACTGAGTTTAAGCAGGCCAACAACAGCGACGGCTTTTTAAACCAGCTGGAAAACTACCTTAACGGCGTCAAACCGCGCGGGGTGAATGCTGCCCAGTACCTTGATCGCATCGGCAAGCTGGAAGCCTCTTTTAACGACTGGCTGAAATCGCACCCGGACGTTACCGGCGTTGAGAATGATTACAACGATGCGTTTAACAATTACGTCCCGTTCGAGCACTCCAGCGAATCCCTGAGCCTCGAAGGCATTTCCGGCAAGCGTATACCACTGAGTTACCAGAACTCCGAGGTTCGCCGTCTCTCAGAGGACGGGCGCGGTATCATGGGATTCGGTACGGGTTTGGGTAAAACCACAACGGCGCTGGCGCTGGAGGCGTTTAACTTCCAGCATGGCCGCTCAAAACGCACCGCCATTGTCGTACCGAAGGCCGTTTATCAGAACTGGTATCACGAAGCGCGCGATTTCTACAGTGATGCGGCATTTAGTCAGATGCTGTTTATCGGCCTCGATGAAGTGATGGGCGATAACGGCATTCAGCAATCGCAGGTACGCAATGAGAACAACGAACCGGTTACAGATAGCGACGGCAACCCGGTCATGCGTAATGTCCTCAAAGATGCCGATACCGCCACCATTCTGGAGCGTCTGAACCGTATCCCTGCGTCGAATTATCGCTCAGTCATCATGACAAAAGAGCAATTCGGCATGATCCCTATGCGCCCGGAAACGATTGAAGAGAACTCCGCTCAGGCGCTGTATAACGCCGTCGATATGGGCCGCACGGACCTGATGAAATCGACGCACCGCGCAGAGCTGGCGAAGAACAAACTCAAAGACAAGGCCGCAGACACAGGCACCGAGAAGAAACAGCAGGTGCCATACTTTGAGGACATGAACTTTGACAACGTGATCGCCGATGAAGGCCACAACTACAGGAACTCGCTTTCTGCTGGCCGAGAAACCGCCCAACTGGCGTACCTACCTAACCCGGCTGTATCGCAGATCGCGCGTGATATGTCGGTCAAGTCAGCCTGGCTGATGAAAAAATACAATGGGCGCGGCGTCACGCTGCTGACGGCCACACCGCTCGTTAACTCTCCGCTCGATGCCTTCAACATGTTGAGCCACGTCGTGCCGGTCGAAGACTGGAAGGCAATGGGCATCCTGACGCCGGATGACTTTGTACGCGTGTTTGGCGAAACGGCAAACGTTGTGGTGCAGAAGATTTCCGGCGAGCTGATGGATAAGCAGGGGCTGGTGGGCTTTAAAAACCTTGACGGTTTACGCGGTATCTTCCATCGCTGGACCACATTAAAGACCGCTGCTGACGTGAAAGAAAGCGTCAAAATCCCGGACCTGAACGAGAAAAACGTAGAGGTTCCGCTGACTGATGAGCAGAAGGAGCTGTACGAAGCGTTGCGTAAGCGCGCCAGCCTGATCGGGCAGAAACAAATCATCACCAAAAATGACGACGGCACGGTAACAGTCGAGGAGAACAAGGACGATGATTTTATCTTTTCCGTTATCCGCGACATGGACAAGATGGTTATCGACCCGGATTTATACCGCTCATCGCTGACCTTCCGTTTCCTGCCTGCCGATCTGGAAAAGGTCAAAGCCATTGCGGCCAGCCTGCCAGCCCATGCGGGCGGCAAAGAAGCCGCCGACGACGACGAGGTGGAAGAGAACGAGGCCGGGCTGGTGGATACGCGCACCAGTAAGGTAGTGGCAACGACCGTGACCGAAAAAGCCGACGCCATAGAGCTGATGGTTAGCGTGGAACTGGAAGCCGAGGTGATGAAAGCAATCGCAGCTGCCGGTATCAGTATGAAAACCGTCTCGCATCCTATTCCGCCAAAATATGCGGCCATGATTGAGAACCTGAAAGCCGGGATGCAGAACGGCAAGCAGATCATCTTCATGGACGAAAAGACGCAGCACAACAAGCTACGCCGAATCATTGCCAGCGCGCTGGGGCTGGATGAAAGCCAGATAGGGATAATTAACGCCACTACCGTCAGCAAGGCAACCGGACCCAAACTCAAGAGGGTTAAAAAGCCGGTTGAGCCTGCCGAACGCGCCGACGGCAATTACAAAGAGGGGGTCTGGGAAAAATATTACGCCGACCTGGCGCGATATGAAGATTATCAGTCTGCGCTCAATGACGTGTCGCTCTCAGGCATGGAAGGGATCGCCGCCGACTACAACGAAGGCCGCACCCCGATCGTCATCTGCAACAAAAAAGCTGAGGTGGGGATAAACCTTCACAAAGGCACCACGGATATTCACCATTTAACCTTCCCCTGGACACCGGCAAGTATTTCCCAGCGGAATGGGCGCGGGGCGCGTGTTGGTTCCAGCCAGGACTCGGTGAATGTGCATTATTACTGCGGGCAGGGATCATTCGATGAATTCCGTCTCCAGACGTTGCAACGCAAAAAAGACTGGATTAATCAGATCATGACTTCCGACGTGTCTACCTACAAAAATGGTGACGTGGATGAGAAGGACGAAATTAATCTGATGCTGGCCGCGAACCCGGAAGAGCGACAAGCGCGTATTAATGCCCAGCTGGCCGCACGTCGTGAAGTTGAACGCCTGCGGGCTGAGAAGGAAGCCGAAACCGCCCTCGATGTGTTCCTTCGTGCCTCCGTGGCCGCAAAAGAAGATCCTGCCATTCTTGCCAGTCGTCTGGAGTCTGCCGAGCAGATGCTTACTGCGCACGAAGCAAAGGTGGAAGAATACCGCGCCCAGGTGAGCAAAGAGGAAAGCGACTACAACAGCTGGATGGAAAGCCACGGCAAGCGAAGCGCAGACATTTACCACGCCGAACCGCGCCGCCGTGCTCGCTCAACCCTGAAAACAGCCGTTGAAACGCTGGTGGAGCTGAAAACGGATGTGAAGAAAGCACGTAACGTGCTCAATCGGTCGAAAAGCGCGTCAACGATGGTGAAACGAGCGCGCGGGGATCTGGAGCGTGGCATTAAAGCAGGCGTCATTGATGTTGATCCTGATGTGCTGCTTAACCCGTCGCAGTACGTGAAAACAGCAACCGGCACCTTGCTGAAAGCGGGGTCGTATTACTGGATTGCTGGTGATTATCGCTATGTTGGCCGCATCACCCGACTGATGCCTGATCAGGGTGCGGTGGAAGTGGATGTGATGTATGCCCCCATTAACGCGAATACTTACAGGACACCGGGCGGCGGCGTGAGAGAAGTGCTGATGTCAAAGGTGCGTGAACAGGTTGACGTAACCGAAAGCCAGGCCGCCGCCCGTCGCCGTGCAAACGTTGGTTTGTGGCCTTCCGAAATAGCATCCACGCTCAGCCGTGCGGAGTTTATCGACGCCATAGCGGGTAATTACATGCGCGTGAAAGGCGATACCTGGATGCAATATTCCGACGCCGGCACACTGGAAATGTTTTACGTTTCTGGTGGCCTCACCAGCGATAGCCCGGAGCGTCTGGTTTACCCGGACAGCAATGACGAAGGATTAAAGCGCGCCCTGTATCAATTCTCCGTGAACGGTGGAACCTATTCCGTGCGCGCCATATATTCGGCGGTATTCGGTGAGAACTACAGCGAAGTGCTTGAAGGGTACGGCGAACAGGCAACGATGGCAGATGCGCTGGACATCTTCGAAACCGCTCGCCGGGAAGCCGAGAAGGATAGCGGTGTGATCCTTGCCGGTGCATCTGCGGAAGAGGTGAATTCTGCCTTCTTCAATGGCGTGGATAGTGCCGTGCGCTTCTGGCAAAACAGCCTGTCAGTGCGCAAGGTGATGACGTACAGCAAGCGATTCAGCAACCAGACGGAGATCCGCAAGTTTATCAGCACTATTCTGGACGATCGCATTGCCGTCAAGATTGATGAGATTAACGAGGCCGTAGGGCGCGCCGCGAAAGAGCTATATGCGCAGTGCGAACGCCTGGAAGGCCGAACGGCGCTGGAGGAAGTACGTCAGCTGGATGATATGGACATTTCCGGCTATATGAACCGCGCTCAGCAGTCGCGTAATCTGATGGCGCTCAACCTGCCCGAGCTGGTTATGGCCGGTGTGCTGGTGGGCGCGTATCCACGTCAGATGGTGAATGCTGCCATGTTCACGTCAGCAAGCCGGGTGCGTCAGCTGCTGGACTCTGGCCGCTATAAGCTAAAAGAGGTTAAAAACGGTGGCTACAAGCCGCTTGCGGCCTCTTTTGATGAGTGGCTTGGGCTGATGGCCGGTGATCTCTCTGATACCGAACTGGCCGCGCTGCGCGAGGCAGAAGAGGCCCGCAAGGCCAACGAGGCGGAAGTATTTGCCGGTCAGCAGGCGGTGGCAGGTGAATACGGCTATGTCGCGATCACCAACCAGCAGGAGCTGGCAGGCCAGCGCAAATGGAAGAACCGCACATTCAGAATAAGTTTCCCGGCTGGTGGTGCGCATGTGCTGATTGACAGCAGCGGACGCGCCACACTCAAAGCGAAGGATGTACGTACCATGCTGAAAGAGAAGTACGGCGCGCAATTCTGGAACTTTGAAGACGATCCGGTAGCGGGAAATGAGTTTACCCAGCCAGCATGGATCGTGCCGTCACGATTCCCTATTGAACAAATTCACAATGATATTCAGGCATTGGTCAGCTAAAACAGGAGCGCCCGGGGGAACCGGGCGAAAGACTTATGACAACATTAATCGACACCGTTTTACCGACAGAAGAGCATCTGGAAGAGATTTTAACCGCGTATGCGCTTGATGGGCGGGGAGAGGGCGAGTTTGTGGAGGTGTACCTGCGCGGGCTGGAGAAACGGCTTGAGGCCAACTCTCTTTCGTACCGGTCATTTGGTCCGTGGTGGCCTGCGCTGAAAACCATGCTGCTGGAACGTGGTATCACAACCTGGGGGCAGATCGTTGATAGTGACGTGGCTGAGATATACAGCATGCGCAGACCTGCTTTAACGCTGGTTGCAGCACATCTTTATGCTGATGAAGTCGCTGATACTGGTAATATGTTCAGTGCTGATCATCTGCTCAGCGTTATGCTGTCCGCTGACGACACGGAGCCGTATCATTATGTGAGCTACGATGAATCAGTGGAGAAGTACAAACTTAAATAAGAGGCCGACAATGACTAACCGCCCAAGGAAATTTTATACCATTAGTGAGCTGACCGAGCTGGCGCGCAGCCACGGCTGCGAGCTGCGCTATAAACGCACCCAGGCCGTGTTTTCGCTTCATCTGGCTGACAAGCCAGAGGCGTGGATCTGGATAATCAACCCAGCAAGTGGGGAGAGGGTGAAGCTGGTACGTGAGCTTGACAGGCACGAATGGGGCGTGTTGCTGGCGCGATCACGCGATGAACTGGCCCGCAGGCATGGATAAAGAACAGGCAACGCAACAAATGAAAATTAAACTTGCCAACAATACATAAAAGCCTTAGATTCTATATGCATTAAGAAAAAGCCCGGCATAAGCCGGGCTTCCCATTCAAAGCGGGTCAGAGTTTGGCCACCGAAACCCGCGTGAACAAAAGGAACTATACCATGAAAGCATTCGCTCAGCGTGATTTTGTGCAACCCGTTAAACACACCCAGCAGTCTTCTGATGTCCACGTCTTCCAGGTTTTCGAAAACATTCTGCGCGTCTGGGTGCCTCTCTGCCTGTCCATCTTTGGTAGCGTCTGGCTCCTAAGCCTCGTTTACCAACTCGCCACGCATTAAAATAAAACCCTAAAAAAAAAACCGTAATTTGCCGATTTTGTTGTGACCTTAAATTCAGTTTTGGTTACGGAAAGTTAATCCGCACTAATCAAAAACTGCATTAAAGCGCAGTAATAAAGTCGATTAATTTTAATCGGTGTTAACGTGAGGCGCACATACAGCTGCGCCTCTTGGTATCTCTTTTCCAATAAAGGCTAAAAAATGACGTGTCCAAAGTATGTGATTTCCCCCGCTGGCGAAAAATGGATTGGTGAGAAAGTCAAAGAGTTTCGTGCAACGCACATGCGCGATCCCAATCGTGCCGAGACTTTTAGCATCAAGCAGGCGTGGCGAGCGTTACAAGTTAACGTTCAATTGAGAAAACAGACCCGCCGTCTGCATAAAAAAATCTGCGCTTCCGAAAATTTCCAGTGGCAACCCTGCGTCTCCCCCCGACGTTAACCCTGTAAAACCCACCCCTTAACTTCGCTCCCGTCCACAAAAAGGTTCAGCAATTGAGATTTGTGCTAACTATGCGGAGAATAATTGTGTTTCAATTTGTGTTGTTAGAATTACGATGATTAATGGCGCGGGGGATTTTCATGCGGGTTTCGTCTGAGTGGCTTGAAGGATATAACAAGCGGCATGGCCGCAGATCGGGAACAAAGTCCCCCGGCGCGTCCGGTATCGACTACATGGCTGCTATCAAAAAGGTGTCGGTCCATGCGGCTGCACTGGCAGCGATTATCAAAAATCCCGACCTGCTAAAGGGACGCTACGAGCACTACGATCAGGTACGCGTGTTCGATTACATGGATCGCAAGCATCCAGAGTTGTACGACCTACTTCACGCCACGCCTAACGGCGGTTTTCGTGCCAAAAAGACCGGTAACGATATGACCGCAGAAGGCCAGAAGAAAGGCTACCCGGATATGAGTCTGGATTTGGCCGCAGGCGCGTATCACGGCATGCGGATTGAGTTAAAGCACGGTAAACGTAAAGCCAGCAAAGAACAAAACATCTGGCTCCATCGTCTGCACGAACAGGGCTATTACTGCGTTCTGGCTTTTTCGCCAGAGGAAGCGATCGAGGCCATTCTGGCGTATTCCCGACTATCTCCGGGTGAGCGGATGCCATCGCATGAAAACGATGATTACTGGCGGGACGCCGATGCAGCGGCATGAATAGCGACCGGCACGATTGCCGGGAATGAAGAGTTTCTATTTGGTTAGTTGAAGGAATTGGGCAGAGATGGATATTAGCACTGCGTATGTAGCATTAGGCACCCACCAGGCTTTTGCGGTTCGCCGCCCCGGTCGGCAGGATTTCGTTACTCTTGCCACACCAGAGGATGCCGAGGATTTGTGCCAGCGATATGGTCTGCCTGTAAGTAGTGAGCTGTTTGTGTACAACGATGGTCTGGGCGGGGAAGCTCCGCACGAACCGGGATACGAAGATCAGATAGCGACAGACTGGGAAGTTTTCTATGCGTGAGCATTACTATAATATTTCTTTTATGGACGAGGGTGGGCGCTGTCGTAGCGCCGTGATCACGACTACGCATAAGCGCGTAACGGCAAGGGATGTTTCCGGGGCGTATATGGCGCTCAATCTGAGCGAAAACGCTATCGTGATGGCCGTTAGTCACTTGGGCTATATGACCGCCGAAGAATACTCAACAGGAGTATCACCGCTGCGCCGCTTCCGGCTGATGAGCGTTGTCTGCTGTCTACTGCCGTTTGTGGTTCTGGGGCTGGTGGTCTGGATCACCCGCTGAGAAAACTGAAAGATAAGGGGCTAAAGCCCCTTTTTTTATGCGCAAAAGAATAGACCATTGGAGAATTACAGATTACTATCCCGCTCATGAAAGAATAGTAATTCTAACGAAACGAAAATAAGGAATGTTATTTATGAGCGCAATGCCCCAACCAGAGCAAGCCACACCCATCACTGACGAAGTTCTGGAAATGTCGTTCCAGGCCATCTACAACCAGCTGAACCTGACACTGCGGCGCATCGGCGGCGACGACCTCGACCGTCGCGCGCTGGAAATGTGTATTGGCACCGTTGAACAGCTGCATATTGATTTTGCCACCCGCCTGAACGAAAACGCTGACTCCTATAACGCACTATGCGACACGCTTGAAGAATTCCAGTCCAGGCTTAACGAACTGTCACCGCTACAGGATGAAATTGCCCGTATCCGCCAGGACGCAGAGGACCGCATTGAAGCTACGCAAAACGCGGTAGCAATGGAACGGCTGGAAATGGAAAATAAGGCTATCAATCTCCAGGGCGAAATTGACTCCATGGCCGATCAGATCGTCACGGCTGCACTGGCACATAAAGCCCTGGAGTTGACCCACAAAAATTATGTTCGCGCCAACCCGACCAACATGCACGATGAGCGGAAAAAGCTGGAAAAAGACGTGTCTTCCCTACGTGCCGAGCGTAAAGACCTGAATAAGCGCCTCCAGGCACTGCAAAGCAAGCTCAACGTGGCCGATAAGGAGATCGCTGAGTCTCGCCGGAAGACCGTTCGCGCCCATCAGGAGCGTGATCGTCTTGATGCGCTGTATTCGCACCTGAAAAAGCGCGTTGATCTCCATGACGGGCGCGAGGACATGCGGCACTACACATTTGTGACCCCGGAAGGACACGAAGTCACCTTTTACATCTACAACTACCATTTCGGTCTGATGACCGCACGTAAGGTGTTTGGCGATCAGGTTATCGAACTGGCTGACTTCCATTACCAGATCCGTACTGCTGCCATGTACGCCGTGGACGTGGTGCCGAGCGTCTGGGGGCGTCCGGTTTATCATGCAAATGACATGATCGAGCTGGCGCGCAACAGCGAACTGGACGAAGAGCTGAGCCGTCGCATTCAGGCTCGCATGCTGCTGGATTTCCCGAAGATCCACCAGCGCATTCAGGATGCGAACAATGTTCCAATTGACGAGTTGCAGCTGACGGCCAAGACCCTGAGCGTACTGAAAAAGGCGGGCTGCGAGTCGGTGCTGGACATAGCCGCCGTGCTGCCTAAAGACCGCTTGAACATTACTGGCGTGGGCGAAAAGATGGCGGCAGAAATTGAGCCTGCAATCAAAAGTTGGTGTATCCGCTGGTCGAAGGAACACGGTGACGTTGAGCCCCACCTGAGCAACGTCCTGGCGTCATCAAAATCACGAAAAGCGCACTGGTAAACAATAAAATAAAAATTCCTTAGAATTTATTGCATATGATGGCGCAGTTAGGTACATTTTCTGACGCCAAGCAACAAATTCCTTAATTGCTGTGTAGTCCGGGTTAGCGCTTTGTTAACCCGTTTTTTTCCGGCTTTCGCTGGTCGTATTGCCAAACTTATTCCCGCTTGTGTTTATTTTTCGCGGTAGTACGACCAGCAAAAACCGGATGTAAGTATGACCCTCTGCGGGCGGTAAGTTATGGAAACGAAAGTTCTATCAGCGTTAAATCAGCACCGGGGCCAGCGTCCATAACTGCTAAGTGGTCCCACCGGGAGGCACCCGGCTTATATCCGGTTTTTGATTGTTTTGTTGGGGCGAGGCCTGCGCATCATGAGGCTTACCCACGTTTGTAGCAGGCGTACATTTAGCGATGATCCTACGCCGCCCGGGTTCCTTTCTCGGGTTTGCACAAACGAGTATGGGAAATGATGAAGTCGCCCGGGAGGGTATTGTTCAGCTAACCACTGTGGCGAAACGGTTTGGAAGTCCGGGAGAGACGGACGTGTTATGCCGCTGTCACTGGCATAACGCTAAAGACATGGATCAGGATATGTTGCCAGCACCTGAGTTGCACCCGCTACCGGCAAGGTTGTTAGGCCGGGGAGCCGTCGTAACGGGCCACGCGGCGCAAGGTTGTCAAGCCGTGTCTTTTGCGTTGTGAAGTGCCGATGTAAGGCAACATAGATTCGATGCACCCGATTCTTTAACCTCTAAAGGAGACGAGGATAATGTTCTGGTTGGGTGCATCGTCTTAGTTCGTAACGGGTCGCTCTCTGTCAGCATGAAGAGTGTGTTATGGAGAAGGTGAACGACAAGTAGCCCTCCCTGTCACGGCAGTGAACGCGGTTGACGACGTAATCCCGCGCATAGAACGCCCCGTGAGGCTTAAACCCCGTCCGCCTCGCCCTCGTAAGGGGCCAGAATTCGAGACGGTAATTGTGTGTTCGTTATGCGCTCCTTCCACCTCTTCTGGAATCGCTCTGCGCTTAGCGACCACACAATTCCGGTTTCACCGGTTAGTGCTTCGAACACACTAACTTAACCCATTCGATCTTACAGCTATCAGTCGGCTGGTGGGCCGGAATACCAACATCTAAAGGCGTTGCTATGGGCATAAATACACTTCCAGCGCCTTTAAATGTTGTGGCTAATGCAGCTATGCGCATGCGGGTAAGTGGTTAGGTAGTAGCGTAGGTAAGAAAGTCATTAGGCCGAGCTTTGTGAAATGTTCCCGTTCAGGGTGGATAACCAGCCAAAGAACACCGGGAGGCACCCGGGGCCACAACAGAAACCGATGGAGCAACCAATAAACGGTAATCCGTAATGGATAAAAATCCGTTGAGGAAGGAGCCAGGCCGGAATCGTCACCGGCACCACAATCAAAGAGCGCGGGCGTGAAAAACTGTAACCTGCGACCAGCACATAACACCGAACCCCAATCGGGCTGGGCAAAACATGGTGTAGGTGGATCGCTCTTTTTGATTGTGGTGACTAAAGCCCGGTGATTCTGTTTTCAGAGTTCAGGATCATGCAGGGGAAACCGTCAGAATGGGGACGGGAGGGAAACGCCATTACAGCCACCTGAAAGGGGGGCCACCACAAACCTCACCCGCGCGATCGCGCAACCATGCAGGACTTACCCATGACGATATTTGAATTTATGGATAGAAATCCATGGTGGACGCTGATTTACCTTCTGTTGATCAGTGAGGGCTTGGTGGCAACCGTCAAGCAGCTGCGAAAACCGAAAAAGGAACGATAGCGTTTAAGCATGGGTGGCGGAGAAGGCCGAACGCAGTTAGTTAACTCCTGTTCAGTCAGGTCATCGCAGGTTCGAATCCTGCCCCATGCATCAGTTAGGCCCCTTAACTCAGCGGAGAGAGTAAGCCCCTCATAAGGGCGGAGTCGCCGGTTCGAATCCGGCAGGGGCCACCATAGCTTTTACAGTCACACAAAGATGTGGCGACCGCGACTCCGTAATGTTCGGGCCCATTGTGGCCCCTTTTTTTATGCAAAGGACCCAAAACAGATCATGCAGCAACAATTCAAAGATATGCCGCTTTATGTCGGCACCCTGTATTCCAACGCCAAACAGATGACGCGCGCAGCTTATAACGAATTCCGTGGATGGAAGTTGCCCGCGAACGAGCAGGGCGATGATATGGGCTATCTGGTGATTAACCATCAGGGCCAGAACAATACGACGCATTGCACCGGCTATGTCAGCTGGGTGCCGAAAGATCTCTTCGAAAGTACCCACCTGCTGGTGGGCGACGTGACCGACCTGCCACCATTCCACCAGCGTATTAAAGCTGAACGGACGCAATTAATAGATCGCATTCAAAAGCTGGTGGCATTCATCGGTATGGACAGCTTTCTGGACCTCGACGCCTTTGAACAGAGCCGCCTGAATAGCCAGCTGGACTACATGCAGAGCTATCGTCGTGAGCTGGACGAGCGCCTGATTGCGCTGTCGGAAGCCGACAAAGAAAAAGCCACGGCGGCATAACGATACACTGAGACGTGCTCAAGCGAGCTGCACCGCAGGCGGGAGGAAAGACCGGTATACAGTCGGCTGGGCTGCACCTGGGCAGTCAATACCAAAACTGAGCGGACCGGAAATAAGCAGGGGTAGCGCCCTGGTGTCTCACCCATTAACGCAGAATAAAGCCCTGAAAAATGACGATGGCCATGCATGGCGCCAGGGATATTATTTTGCAAATTCCTGGCCTTCGTAGAGACTTACTCTGATTCGCCCCGTAAAGGGTAGAAGAGTCGCCGCTAGTGGCTAAGGCCTGGCTGAGCGTCGTTAAAAAACAGTACACCGCAGACGAATACCGCCGTGGGATTCGTGGCGAATTCCCGCAAAACGTCTAAGGCAAAAGACCAACAAAGAGGCCCGGAGAAATCCAGGCCTTTTTTATTTGTGCGTCGTGCAACGTGTTACGGATCGCATTTACTACACGGCGTTAAGGGTGGTAAAAAAAACATCAACGTAAAAGTGGATCTTAAAAAAGTTTTCCTTAGAATTACTATTAAGTTCTAAGGAGGCGGGCATGCATTTAAGGATCACCAGCGTTGAAGTCGCCAATATCATGTTGCGGGAGCGCCGTTACATGACTATTTCCGAGATAATGAGCGCTCTGGATGAGGCGTATCCGCATATGATCGCTGACCACACTGCCGTAACCAACGTTGTCCGCACCTTCTTTAAATCCCCGTTCGCAGTATGCCTGTCCATGCCTAACGCCTATCCCCGCCAGTACATGCTAACGTCCGTGAAAGGGTACAAGTTTAAGATCCGTGGTGGTCGGCAGATTTGCTATGACGATTTGCCATTTAATGGCGGCACCCGGGAAGAGAAAGAAAAGGAGTTAAAAGAAAGCCAGGCACTTTCGCGCATGGCTTTTGAGCTTATGAATGATTTAGTCCGTCGCAGGGCGCTACTTTTTCCGTAAACTATTACGCAGCTTCAATGCGCCGGGATTGCTGGTGGTAAGCGGTTCCTCGACGCGCGTAGTCATCATGTCATCGTCGGTGTGTGTCGTGGCCGTGCTGGCGCTCTTTTCTGGTGCCGCTGCCGGTCCAGGGTCGGTGCTTTCAACTGCTGGGGCAGCTGGTGCAGCTGGTGGCGCTGATTGCGCACTCGCCGGATTAACCGAGATATCACCTGTCAGGGCATTAGCCAGCGCCATAAAGCGGGCGCGGCGTTCAGCCTCTGACATTGCCATAAAGTCCTGACGGGCCAAAAGGTCAACCAGTCCACCAAGCCCCATAACTTCCAGTGCGTACCCATTGCGCAGGCAATCATACATCAGACGACGTTTCGAAATGTTCGTTTGCAGGCTGTTATATTGCTCCTGCAAAGCGGCGGTGATGGGGCTGTATTCTTCCAGCCCGGTCAGCTTGATAGTCTGGTTTCCCATCGTGTTTACCCGTTCAGCTCTGCGATAATGTCATCACGGCTTGCCATTAAGGCCATGTATACGCCGCGTACAATGCTCATTTCTGGATTATCAGGAGTGATCACCACGTCATGCCAGTCAGCGGTGTGATCGTCCAGTCCGTGAATTTTCCCGGCGATATAGTTTGCGCCGCCGCCCACCAGCAGGATTGCGTCAATGTCGCGCAGGTTGCGGTGCATCTTGCGAATGTCTAACCGAATAGTTTCGCTCAGCTCTGCGGCTGCACGGTTAATCAGTGTAGTTACATCAATGCGCTTGTCGCGCGCAGCTTCCAGTCTTGAACCGATATAACCCTGGCGAATGATCGGGTCGATGCTTTCAATGCTAAGGTTTTTCGCATCAAGGCGGCTGGAGCTGGTGGTTTCAAAGTCCTGCAACAGCTCATGCATACGGTTAATCATAACGTGTACGCCGTTCTCCGTGGTAAGACGGCTGACCACCTGTAATTCGCTGTCCACTACGGCCAAATCGCATGTAAACCGGCCAAGGTCGGCGACGAGCATGGTCTGAGCCTCTGTCAGCGTCGGGTCGTCGGCCTGAGCGGATACTACGGCTGGGATCGCTTCCGGGAATACTTCGACATGCACAATACGCGGCGCTGCAATAGCATCATTATAGTTGCGCACTGGCGTCATCAGGCTCTTCACCTTCGCGTCAATACGGGCGTGGTCAATCACACCTTTGTCTGCATAGAACTGATTAACCGGCAGCGTTTCGGCCAGCACCACGTCACAGTCGGTCAGACCAGCGCGAGTCAGCGCGTCAATGACCAGTACGCGATGCGCTGCCGAAACCTGATAGTCAGGATCGCAGGTATCAACCAGGTCCGTTCCCTGTTTCACCACGGCGTAGTTACGGCCTTCGGTGATCCATGATGAGCTGGTTTCGCTGGAGATTGTTTGCTGGTTGCCCTGGCGCACCAGCGCGGGCGTTACCTGCGTAAACATCTTGCCGTCGCGCTCAAAGGTTAGCGCCACGTTGCCGGAGCCAGCATCCACTGCTACAAAAACAAGGTTTTTCTTAGTCACTTTTTAATTCCTTATTGGACAATTTCAGAGTTTAAATCGCCCTGCAAGTGTACCGTTAGTTGCTAAAAAGTCCAGTGCTAAAGGACTTTTTACAGCACTGGTTTTTGTAATTGCTCCGCATTGATCACTTTAAATGATCACTTTTTTGATCACCGGAGTGATCATCGCAAAAAACAGACCGCATACCATCGGTTAATGATGTGGCTGATGGCATAACCGATGGCAAAAGTAGACTGGGAAGAACACCGCAAAACCTTTGAATTGCTTAGGGAAGAGCGCGGAATTACTTACAAGGAGTATGCCGAGCACCATGGTTTAAATCCCAACACGGTGAGGCGTCAATTCAGCCAAAAAGCAGGTGAGAACCAAGGGAAAAAGGGCAGCAAGAAAAGTGATCACGCTGATGAGCTGATCATAAGCCGAAAAGGGCGTAAAGCCGCGCATAGCAAGGCTATGGCAGAGGTTACTGAACCGCGTGACGGCACGACAGGCAAAAAGCCGGAATCAACAAACGTAAAAGGCAAACACGCCAAAAAGATCACTTTACCCGCCGTGGTCCACACACCCAAGCCCAGGGGGAAGGGCAAGCCGTTTGAGGAAGACAACGAGGTTAAGCTGGTGCCGAACCGTCGGGGTCGCCCCCGGCAAGTAGACTATTCATCGGCTGATAATCTGGCGGCGGAAGGTCTGGAGATCAGCGCCGCACGAACCCTCTATGACACGCTGGCGCATATGGAATTGCTAAAGCGAACCACGGCGCGTGCCGTCGGCGTCTTTGAAAAAGAGATCGCCGATCTGGAGCGCCCGAACTCCAGAAATCGTGATGATGACGACGAGGGGCCAGGCGGTCCACATCCCGTCCTGAAACTGACCAAACTGCTGATTGAAGTCGGCTACCTGATGAACGACCACGCGTCGAGGGTTGAAGCCATCACCACCAGCCGGGATAAGAACCGGCGCGAGAATGAAAAGCACGGCATGAAGGTGAGCGAGGGTGAGGTGATCGCGCAGGCGTTCGTGCTACGTGAAGAAAACGACTGGGATATTTTCGAGACGGCAGAGTACATCGAGAAGCACGGTGTAAAGCTGCCCGCGTCTATCGCCCTGCGTCTGGAGAAAGAGATCCGCGATGCCGAGCCAGAAGTGGAGAGCGGCGGAGAGGTGGACGACGACCAGCTGGAAGAAGAGGCCCGCCGTTATCGTGCGCAGCAGGCCAGGCGGGAAGTCATCATTCAGGACAAGCGGGACGCCGTGGCGCGCATTGTGGATGAGCGGGGTTATGGTGACACCACCCAGGATGGTTCGCGCCGTGAAGGGGAGTTTGAGGACGATCACGAAGGGCTGGATATTGACTATGAGGCCACGGCAGACATTTACGATGAGCATGCCGAGGTTGCGATAGAACCGCCGGAGGATGGCGAGTAATGGCATCCGGCAAGAAGAAGATTAAGTGCGTTACCACGGACCCGCGCTGGCGCGACATGGTTATTCGCTACCGGTACGACTGGGGGCTGGCCGTGGTCGAGCTGTTTGGCATGGAGCCGAGCTGGCAGCAGGACGAGATTTTGGAGTCCGTACAGCAAATAGGCAGCAGGACCACCGTCACTTCCGGCCACGGCACCGGCAAATCATCGCTGACGGCCATGATGCTGATGATCTACATCATCCTTTACCCGGATGCGCGTGTCGTAATTGTCGCTAACAAAATTTCGCAGGTGAAATCGGGCGTATTCAAGTACGTAAAACAGTTTTGGGGTAACGCCATAAAGCGCCATCCGTGGCTGCAAAATCACTTTGTTCTGACAGATACGATGTTTTATGAGCGTAGTCGCAAAGGCATCTGGGAAGTGCTCTGTAAGGGCTATCGTCTGGGTAACGAAGAATCACTCGCAGGGGAACACGCTAAACATCTTCTGCTGATCCTTGATGAGGCTTCCGGTATCAGTGACAAGGCAATCGGCATCATGACCGGCGCACTGACCGAATCTGATAACCGTATGCTGATGCTGAGCCAGCCAACCCGGCCAAGCGGCTATTTCTACGACTCACATCATGGGATGGCAAAAAGCCCGGATAACCCTAACGGCATCTGGAACAGCATTGTACTGAACTCAGAAGAATCGCCGTTCGTTACCCTGGACTTCATCATCATGAAGCTGGCCGAGTATGGCGGGCGCGACAGCATCGAGTACATGGTGAAGGTGCTGGGACAGTTTCCTAGTGAGATTAACGGCTTCCTGCTGGGGCGTGACGCCTGCGAGCGTGCGCAGCGGCGCAAGGTGTATCTGGAGAAGGGCTGGGGCTGGGTGGCAACAGCGGACGTGGGGAACGGGCGTGATAAGTCGATTCTCAATATCTGCCGGGTGAGCGGTTATCGTGAGAAGCGCCGCGTTGTACCGTTCAGTGTAAAAGAAATGCCTGGCAACATGAACCCTACGGCCTTCGGTGACTACATCGCCAACGAGTGTATGTCCGGCCAGTTCCCGAACATCACGATCGCCGTCGATGGTGATGGCGTGGGATCGGCCACTGCGGACCAGCTGGAGCGGCGCGGCGTTAACGTGACCCGCATACGCTGGGGCAGCACCAAGCGGCTATTTTCCCGGCACGATAAGGAGCGTTTTGTCAGTCAGCGCGCGTGGGCGAACTTTGCGGCGCGTGATGCCATCCTGTCCGGGCGTATGCGTCTGGATAACTCAAAGAAAACGGTGGAGGAAGCCTCCAAGATCCCCTGGCAGCTGATGGAGGACGGGCGCGTTGCGATGATGAAAAAGGAGTACATGCGCCAGAAGCTGAATATCAAATCCCCCGACCGATGGGACACATATTGTTTCCAAATGATTGCAGACTATCGGGCGGCAGACGATGAAACCGGGCAGGAAATGGGCGAAAAACGCGCTGATGCGCTGGCTGAGCTGGAACAATTCGACGATCTGATAGATTAAGGGCGGGGGCTACCAGCCCCCGTCTCATGTTAATCGCGTTGCACCAGTTCTTTGAACTTCTTCCCTCGTCGCGGCTTTGAATCGCCGTACTTTCCCCGCAGCTCAGTAATCTTAAGTACAGTCAGATCGTCAGAAGAAATTTTCCTTTCTAACAATTCGAGATCCTTCTCATTCAGGTGAATCATATTCTGCCGGTCTTGCTCTATTTTCAGGGCAACTGCGGTCGCGTTGCCTTCTGCCTGAGCTCGCGCCATTCGGCTGGTGGCCCGACGTTCAAAGTTATATCGCCGAGTATGTATTGCTTGCTCAACTACGGCGCGTTGTTGTGATTTTTTATCAGCAATATTGATATCTTCAATATCGTATAGTTTACTTCCAGGGAATAACGAGCACTGGACCGGGCTTATATAATCATACTTACCTGCATATTCTAATACCGGCTTATCCTGAATAATTATATTGTCTTTCGTCCAGCCCGGATGATAAACAAACGCACCGTGCGCGCCATAGCGAACTTTCTGTGACTCTGTTTCACCTTTAAATGTAATTTCGGCTATGGTGTCCTCATATCCCTCTGTTCTGCAACGGAATATGCGGCCTTCCGGCATGGCTTCAAACCAGTCGGATTCCTTCTTGAGTGCATTTATGCTGGCAGCACTGAAAGGTATTTTCTTTAATTTAACTCTCTGTTTTTCATATCGCTGTAATATATCTTCACGCGTCATGTTTGTCGTGGTGGTTGCATTAAATACGGTTAATGAAAAGCGAACAGGCTCAATAACCATTAATGGCACTGGTGAATAAAGTGCTGCGGCTATAGCAATGCTTTTTCTTTTCCGACGCTCGTCGGCAAACTCTGCAAATTTCTTCCATTTAATATGCAGCTCTAATGCTTTATTAAACACTGTTGCGCTACTTGAAAAAGCGACAGGACGGATCGGCTCATCGCGTGAGTTTCGGCTGTGATGTACAGCAAGGGAGTTTACCAGTTCCAGCCAGCTGGCTTTTACTTTCAGAAACTCCTTGTAATGCTGCTCGAAGATAGCGTCGTCAAAAACTGGCATCGTAGACTCCTCAATTGGCGGTGTATGGCAACCTACTTAACCCTTAGAATTTTAGGTAAGAAATGAAGGTTGTCTGCATCGCTCTTGTATTCGTTTTGCCTGGCAGAGTGATCAGCGATCACTGGGTCCGTCCGGGCGTAGACGTATGGTACACGCTTTTGAAGGATAGCTATATATTCAAAAGCCTTTAGCAACTCTTGTCACGTAAACGCACTCATGTTTAGGACAATTCATATAAAAAGGTTACTATAGATAATAGGCATTATCTATAGCTATACGGTATGATTGCCCATGAAGTGATCATTTTTACGCTACGTGAAAATTTTAGCCCTGTAGCACTGCGGAAAGCTCAGATTTCACGTAGCGCGCCATTTCTTAGAATTAGGGTGATTTATGGATGAGATAACACTTTTTGATGGTGGCGGCGCAGAGTTGCCCGCCCTGACCGGGTTGACGGCGGCAGAGGTGGAAAAAAACCTTCGCGCCTTTATGACTGACCGCGAGGCGTACTCAGATAACACGTTTAAGAAGTTGATGGTTGTGATCCGGTCGTGGTCCACCTGGTGCGCGCAAAAAGGTATTCCGCCGCTGCCGGTGCTGCCGGGTGATGCCCGGTCATACTTTTTAGAACTGTATGAAGCCGGTTCGGCCTCCAGCTCTATCGACAACCATTACGCCATGCTTAATATGCTGCTGCGTATCTCCGGCCTGCCGGACTTGAAAAACAGTAATGAGGTTAAGCTGGCGTTGAAGAAAATCCGCCGCCTGTCGGTTATGGATGGCGAGAAAACCGGCCAGGCGGTGCCGTTCCGCTACACGGACTTGCAGATCGCCTGCCATCTACTGAGCCAGTCGGATCGGCCTGCGGACCTTCGCAACCGGGCGTTCCTGATGGTGGCCTACAATACGCTGCTGCGCGTCCAGGAGATCGCCCGTATAAAGGTGCGCGATATGAGCATTAATGATGGCCGTGTGGTGCTGGACCTGACGCATACCAAAACCCAGATGACGGCGGCGGGCGTGGTTAAACACCTTAGCCAGCCCACCAGCCGGGTACTACTGGAATGGCTGCGAGTATCCGGGCTGAATGAACACCCTGAATCGGTCATCTTCTCTTCCGTTCGCCGTAACGGTAAAGCGACGGTGACGGAAAAGCCCATGACGACACCAGCTCTGGAAAAAATATTCCAGGATGTCTGGCGCATGATGGGTAAAGACGATGAACCGGCCAACAAGGGCCGCTACAAAACGTGGTCCGGGCATAGCGCCCGTGTCGGTGCTGCTCAGGATATGGCAGATCGTGACGTGAGCATGACTCAGATCATGCATGAAGGCACCTGGTCAAAGCCGGAAACCGTGATGCGTTACCTGCGCAAGCTGAAAAACCGAAACAGCGCAATGTCTGACATCATGGAAAAGTAGTTATAACCATAATTCTAAGGCTTTTTTATTTGAAACCGCAGTGATGATGAGTCAGAATCGACCAAACTAGGGAGGCGCTATGTCCGGTTCGGTTCTGACTCACCAGCGATTTATCGTTGAAGGCCACAAAATCACCTTTGCTGCCGGTATTAAACGCGGCAAGGCGATTGTTGCTTTCAGTATCAGCACCCCATCTGACGTTGTTCCCCTCCTGACACTCGTAAAGGAATACCCCAGCCAGCAGGCCGCGTGTCTGTATGTCGATCAGGTATCCGAAACCGCCGCACAAAAGCTACTGGAATACTACCGCCGCGAGCATATGGCCGTGGTTACGCTGGTAGACGCCGCATTCAGTGGCCTTGCTCGCCCGGATTACGGCCAGCGGCATAAAAAGAGGTAAAAACGTGTCACTGACCAGCAATATGAGCCGTCTCTTTGTCGCCGTCGCCAGCGCCCACGACGTTCAAAATCCTATCGGCACCTATTCCAACGGCTCTTACGTCGATTCCTCGCGCGGCGTCTACTTCGGGCCGGATATCTTTCAGCATGCCAGGACAGTGGCGCAGCTGGTTAAGCGCGGCGTGATTGAGTACAGCCGGGATGCTGAGTACGGCGAGGTCATCCGCTTTGACGATCGGCGGGATGTACTGGCCGAGTTCGCCAGAGGCGTGATTGATGCCGAGGACGGCGTATGCGAAGAGGATGGACTGAGTGACGCTTCCATGCCGCTGGCCTATCTGAGCGGGCTGAAATTCGCGCGTATGCGCATGAAGCATGGCGGGATGTCGTTTCGTCTGGATCAGGGCCGGGTGTGTCACGGCATGATATGCGTCGATACGGGCGAGCGATGGACTCAAGACTGATGAAGAATAAGGGGGCAGCTTATGCCACCCCCCTACTCAGTGCGATTGGCTCTCTGAAAAGCCACTGACAGGATAGCAAATTGAAGAACATCTTCCCACACCTACAGATATACGCGGCCCTGAATCCCCAGGAGACGGCGCAAATCGTTGATCTCTTTCTGGCACATCCCAAGCGAGGGTTTACCCGCCGCATGCTTACCCCCCTGCTGCCTGGCATAAGCACTCATTGTATCCGTAAGGGGCTGGAGGAGCTGCTGGAGAACGAGATTTTGTCGCTCTGCGGCGATTACTACCGGCTGCGCATCAAACCGGCCACTATCGCGCAGATGGTGCCAGTGAGATTGAGCAAGGTAGAGATCAAGATTATGCACCAGCTCAACAAGCGCCAACAGATAACGGCCAGTGATGTGGACGTGGAGCGCAGTGTGTTTTTAACGGCAGCACGACGTCTTTTGGCGCGCGGTCTGCTTGAAACGTTCGAATGCAAGCCAAAATTGGCGGTCCGCCGCTACTACAAATTCAAACGCCAGGAGGCGAAGATCCAATGACGAATCTGAATGTAACCCTGCTTCATGAAAAAGCCTGCCTGCCGGATATGGCTGGCCCTGCCGTTGCGCTGCGTGTACTCGATGCGCGTCTTGAGTCCACACTGATACCTGGCGAAAAGCCAGCCCAGGCATACTGGATTCATACCGGCCTGGCCTTTGCCGTGCCGGACGGCCATGTACTGAAAATTTACCCGGCCCCAGAGCTGGCACAGCGCCACCTTGCCCGTCTTGCGGAATGTGTAGCGGTTGTACTGCCAGGTGATGACAGTGAAGTTAAGCTGCGCCTGGTGGTGGATCGTGGCGGCAAAGCATTTGAGCCATCGCCGGACATGGTTGTCGCATATGGTCTGCTGGAGGCGGTGGTCACTCCGGTGCTGATGGCCGTGGATCAGGGTTCCCCGGAAGGGGATAAAACCGTTGTGCCGGCGTCGGAAAATCTCGCGCCTGCGAAGGACACTCAGCGCTCTAAAAAGGGCAAGTGATGCGGTATCAAATCTGCGAAGGCATGAGCGTGTCCACCAGCCCGGATAACCGGCTGGAACAACCTGACATTGATCGGGCGCTGCTGGCGCTGACTGGTTTCAAGCCAACACTGGTAAGTGGTCGCATGGCATGGACGCGCGGCGTAGTGCGTTACTGGTTGCCGGATGAAGCCGACAGCGAAGCGGATATTGAGGCGCTGTCAGCTGATCTGAATGCACGTCCGCTTTCACCGGCACTGGACATGGAGTTTGCTCAGATGCTGCTGCGCATCACGCCGATGGTAATCACACCGGTTGTGACGCTCAAGGGTCAGCTGGTGGGAGAATGGCATGTGGAGAACAATCCCATACCTGCGACCGGCGACGTTATGACGAACGGCCATCAACTGCACAGTTACCGTCACGCGGCTCTGCCGGTTGCCATAGCTATGGTATTCCTACAAACGCAGGGTATCGGCCAGCAGGCGTGGATCTACATCGGTGAACGGGAAACCGACGAGCCGGAGCTGCACTACGTTATGCCAACCGACGATGTGACGGAGAAACTTAATGGGGTGGAAACGTTCATCCGGGCGGATACGCTAGACCAGTTCGCGGCTACTGGCGTCCCGTCTCATGTACTGGCTGATGAGTTTGAAAAGGCCAGGCTAAAGCGGGTAATCGCCACGGTAACAGCCTGAAACAGGCCCCGATAAGGGGCCTTTTTTCTCACTACCCTGCGGCCTCTTCCTGCAAAATTTCCAGCATGGACTGGCCGGGATCTCCTGCGGTCGTGTTTGTTGGCTGCACGCACATTTCCACCTGAATTTTACGCTTCGGGCGGCTATCAGCATCTACCCATTGGTGCGCCAGGGCAGGCACAGCGGCTTCGGTCAAAATATGCAGTTCGTAGTTGGTGCGCGATCCACCAGCGGGAGCATACTCAGAGAAGGCGATAACTGGCGTCTGCTGGGTTTGCTTTATCCGATAATCATCCATTTTGGTGCCGTTCAGCGTAACGGCGGAAATGTCGTGGTATGCGATTACTTTAAACTGACCGCATGTGTAGAGCGTTGCGGGATGGCTGGCGGCGTGTGCGGCCAAAGGGGAGCAAAGGAGGGCCAGAGCGGCCAAAACCTTTTTATGTCTCATTGGGTGTCCTTACAGATTATCAGGGCTACAAAGCTACCTGAGTGACACCAATAAGATCAATAATCTGCGTCAATATCTTGCATGGCTGAGACGCTAACAGCAACGACAAAGGCTATCACGGCCACGACAGCGCCGATAAGCCACCACATTAGCGGTCGCCCCGGATGAACCGCCATGCATGGGATGCTGCGCGCAGCGGCCACGTTAAAACAATTAAGGTGATAAATACGGCCCCGGCAGATGCCGTAAGAAATGCGGCCACCAGCGTAAACAATAGCTGGGCTGCTGGTGGGAGGCGACGAGCCTTATTCAGGAGGGCAGTGTAATCATTAACATACTTTCCCAGCCTGCTATTAAGGCCGATCACCTCGACAATCAGCATAGCCGCGCCAAGCGCAATATAGAGCTGCCAGAAAATCTCTTTCACGTTATCCCCTTCTGCTTAACCGAGGGGATATGATAATCACTTAAATTCTAACGGTGAATGATATTTCAATATTTTATTTCAAATAAAAACCCCGAGAGCGCGGGGTACGTTTATGGCCGGAGCCGGTGCAATCAGGCCCAGAATGGATCTCGCAACCAGGCAGCAATCACTTTCCGGTGCGGCTCGTCCAACACGCTCGCCGCCTCGATAAGATTGAATTCGCCGTTCTTATGAAGCCAGATCGCCATAAAGAACTTCGCCATAACCTTCTCACCGTGGCTCATGCCTTCCATATCCTCGCGCAGCTCCTGAACACGGCATTCACGCGCCGACCTGTCCCAAAAGCCGGAGATCGCCGGGTACAGCGCCAGTAGCTCGAAAAACCGTGTTTGACTCTCACTTTCCATTTTCATGCTTCCTGTTAGTTAAATTTCGCGTCTATACAAATAGCGCGGGCGAGATACCAAAGCGTGCTGACAGCTTACGGACGTGATCCAGCGTCAGCGAGCGCTTACCGCTAAGAATGAGGCTCACCATAGATTTCTTGCCGATCTCGTTCTCAAAGTCAGAGAGGGTCAGTTTGTGCTGGTCAATCAGCACCCGCAGCATTGCTACGCCGCCGTCCATTGCCTCCAGTTCTTCATGAAGCGCGATTATTTCCGGCAGCGTGCTTTCGTATGCTGTAATGCGGGCGCACAAGATATCCATCAGCGGGTTATCTTCATCGTGATCGAGTAAATACTCCACCAGCTCCAGCGCGTTATGATAATCGCGCTCAGAGACGTTATTCCCTACCAGGGGTATGACCTTCGCCAGCTCGGTGGCGGCGTGAATTGCTTCGTGGTTAATCATTCTTTGTTCTCCCGATAAAACTTCACCAGCTTGTCATATTCAGCGTGGGTGACGATGTGCTTTACAAATACCCGACCGTTCACAAAATTGACGTGAAACATGAATCTCAGGTTATTTCCGCCAACGTCCAGCACGTACCACTTATCCCTGTATTTCATCCTGTCCAGACTTGGAAACGCCTTACGCATTTCTTCTGGTGATCGGAAGCGTGCTTTTTTGAGTATATAAAGCGTGCTTTTCAGTGCCAGCGCATCATTCGGGTAACGCTCTGCGGCCTCTTCAAAAGCTTTTTCCGTGATTATGTGCATTTCTTCCCCGGACGTTTACTAACTGCAAACAATATAAAGCAATCCGGGAATGTTTGCAATCAGCAAACAAAAACCCAGCACAGTGGCTGGGTTCGTTACTCTTAAGCCCCATGACAGGGGGATTTATTACTGCTCAGATTTCACTTTCAGTGTCGCAGCTGCTTCGCGGCCTGCGTCGGTTAAACGGGTCATTCACTTTCCTCATCTTCACCAATAGCGTCAGCGATAATCTTCTCAACCAGCATACGGTAAGCATACTGAGCACGGACAGCTTCCGGGGTGCGCCATTTCTCAACCTCAGGCAGCTTGATAGCGGACATATCGACCATGTAGCTGCGGTCAATCGGTGCGGCCTGCTCTATCACCTCAGCTGGTACGCCACCAGCCAGCACGTTTTCGGCCCAGTCCCTATCAAAGCCCGGCATCACCGGCAACATTGCGACGATTTCAGTTGGGATCGCGTCGATGTAGTCCAGCGCGGCGCGGGCCACTTCTCCAAACTCTTTCAAGTTACGGATTTGTTCGGGTGTTACCTTGCTCATTTTTGGCTTCCTGCTCGTCGGCATATTTCTCAAGTGCGTTATCAACCCATTCAGAGAGTTTTAAGCCTCGCTCATTTGCCAGGCGGATATAGCGAACCTTCTTTTCGGGGGTAGTGCGCGAGTGAATAACAGTTTCGCGGCGCACTTCTTTGGCGGCGTTCTGGTTGCCGCGCAGCCCCTGATAAAGCTCGTCAGGGGCAACCTTAGATTTTTTCAATCTTCACTCCTTTTTATGGGGTTGGTGTATAGGGGATTTAGCGTGACCGGCCACAGCGCGGCAGGCATCACCCAATCTCACGATTTTCTCCCCGTTCATACAAAATTGTTTCATCCTGCCCTGCTGGTGGTCCTCTGGGCTAAAGTAGCTCGCCTGTAGCGGGTTGTAGGTCCGGTTGCTTTCGCAGACCTTGTGGAATGTTCCCTTGGCATGCTGCACCACGTATCCATTAAGCGAGCCAGCGCCGTCGGGCATTGCGTCCAGCACGTAATTGATTGCCAGCGCTTCTTCGTGCGCAGCCTCTACCATTTCTTTGAAGCCTTCGCCGTAAATATCGATCCCCATTCGGCTGTTATGGATTGCACGCTGTTCAGGGGTTAGGCCGTCGCTAATAATGCCGTCAAATTCGTCGTTTTCTTCCAGCGCGGCGGCGTGTGCAGCATTGATAATTAACATTTTCAGACCTGCGGTGTGGCCGGGCCAGAAACGCTGCAATTCCGGTGTGCTGAATTCAGGTAATGAATGGTCAAGCGCGGAGTTAACCGCCAGTGCTTCACCGTGCGCCGCCTCAATATCTGCTGCCAGCATACCCGGATGCAGACGCTCAGTCTGCGACAGCACAAAGTCAAAATCGTCAGGGGAAAGGCCATATTTCCATCCAAACTCCGGTAGCTGGTCAGCGTTACCGATCAGGCGGTCGATTTTGCGTGCCAGTGCCTCAGCCAGCTCCAGATCCTCGCGCTGGCGCACCGGGTTTCCCAGCCAGAATTCAGCACGTATGACTTCGGCAACGCGGCGCGGTTCGTCAGCTTCATGACGGCGCTTGACCTCCGCGTTAGCTTTCTTCTCCAGGATATGAAGAGAGGCACACGTCTCGTTTTTGCCGATAATCAAGCATTGCGCCACCAGCGCCCACAGGTCAGCCGTCAGCACGTTACGGCCACGATGGAATGGGTTAGCGGAGGGGGTGAAGTAGTCAGGGTTACGCAGGCTGTTAACGGTGCTACCGTCGGTCAGCAGGTCTATACGGACGTTGTAGGCAATGCGGGCAACGATAGCCACATCGTTAAAAGTCATAGCGGCCAGGGCTTCGTCTACCGCTTCCGCTTTCTTCTGCTCGATGCGCTCAGCCACCAGGCCTTTCAGGCGCTTGTATTCAGCCTTAAACGCCGGGACATCTTCGATTGCGATCCACCAGCCACGGGAATAACCCTGATTGTAGTTCGGGCAGGCGTCACAGCAGCTCGCAAAGGTGGTTTCACTCAGCAGGGCGTCCATTGCTTCCAGTTCGGCTGCGGTAGCGTTTTCAATCAGGAAATGATGCTTGTTGCCGCGCAGAAGGTATTTAGCTGCAACTTTGCCGCTGAATGAGTTATCGCGGTCGGAGCGGTCGTGTTCAGAGGTGGACTGGCGTGATAATTTCATTTGGTATTCTCCGGTGTCGGTAAGCGCCGATTCGCTGGCGAAAGCTATCGCCTGAAACAGAATATACATGGGCGTTATTTCCAATGCAAACCGTTTTGTATCACAAAACAGTTTGCACCATAAAAAGCCCGCGTAATGCGGGCTGGTGGCCTTACTTTTTGGCTCTGCGTAGCAGTCTGTAACTGCGACCGCAAATCGTACATTTGGCCGACATAGACCCGCTGCGGGCCTGTTTCAGGGTAGATCGCGCCAGCTTGCAATGCGGGCAACGTTCCTCTGAGCAGCGCTCAGCCATGCGGTCATTGATTTCCTTCGTCATTTCCGGCGTGTGCTTACGGCGCGGCTTCGGCGGGATATGGCCCAGCGCCTTTGCAATTCTCCGATACTCCCGACGAATCCATGCGCCGTCCGACTCACGATCCAGTCCATCCCCTATCATGTCACCCAGCCTCACCAACTGGCTCATGAGGCTCTGCTCAGTTTCTTTGTCGAGCTTGCTCATAGACGTCTATTCTTCTCAAACTGGAGTTGTTCAACCTCTATCGCATTATCACGGTCACGCTCCCAGCAAAGACGGTCATATTCCGCTTTCACGTCTGCGGGCCATTTTTCCATGTACGTGCCGTACTGCTCAGGGATAGCGATAAGGCGAAGCCTGCGTTCCTGACGCGGGTTTTTGAGTACATCGGACGGGCCGAGTATGGAAAACAGCGCACCGAGGCTCCCTGCCCCTTTTATGCTGGCGATAAGCTGTTCCGCTGACCCTCCAGCTCTGTTAGTTTTCAACATCGGCCCTATTCCTTTGTAATATCGACTTGGGTAATTACGGGTTGTTTTTTCCATGCCGTCCACGCGCCGTTTTTGTGCCAGCGCTCGTACTTAACGTGATCGTGCGAGGTATAGATTTGAGGCGCATCCCCTGCCTGGATTTCAGGGGTTAAGACGTCGATTTGTGAGCAAGTCTCGACCGCCGCAGCCATCGCCACGCTGGTGGGGCTGGCGGGAACCAGGAAGCTGCTTAATGTTTCGCTTATTTGCTCGCGCAACTGCTGGCACCCGGCATATTTCACGGCGGTATCACGCAGACTGTTTACCAGCTCGCGGTAAACATGAGGAGGTAACGAGTAAAGCTGGTTATTGTCCATTGGCTGCATACTCCGCTAATAACTCTTCCCATTTCTCCACCAGCTTAATTCTTGTTGCTGATTCCATGCCGGGGTGAAACGATGTGCCATAGCGCAGGCAGTTATACGGGCATCTGATTTCCGCCGATCCCATGCTCATGCCATACTTGCGGACCCTCATTTCCGGTTCATTGCCGCACTTCGGACATTTCATGCTGCTTAAATCAATTTTCCGCGTCACCGGCAGTCTCCTTTTGCATTGCAGATTGAATTGCATCACGGCAGGCGCTAACTACAGTCCACCCGTCATAGGTAGCTAAATCACGCTGTAGGCGTTTTTCTGCGCTTTTCTTAGCGCGGCGCATACACTCACCAAAGACATCGCTGCTTACCTGGCTTTTCAGTTGCTCCAGCAGAGCCTCGTTTTCATATTGCCATCGAAGGCGATTGACCTCTTTTTCCTGACAGCGCAAAACAGACAGCTGTTCACATATTCTTGAACGACACCAAAACCATGATTTATGTGCCGAAGTTGCCCGACGATACCAGTCAGATTCTTGGTCTGGATGCTGGGCCAATTGATTTTTGATGCGGCTGAGCGTTCTGTCTGTTAGCTCCAGACCACGCAGACAATCTTCAATAGTTACCAGCGAGTCCAAATTGATACGCCCGTTTTCAAGCGTGATAGCTTTCCCTGAATTTTCAATGACTTTTGGAGGCTGCTCTTTGCTGAATTCATCCATCGTTATACTTCCTCAGTCACTAAGTAGGTTTCATTCCGGTTAATGGCCTTTCTTGCCTTCCCAGCTTCGATCAGTTCGCCCACCAGCTGTTGCAGCTTCTCCGCTTCCTCTGGCTGTTTCTCAATAAGTTTTTTTATTTCGGCTTGCAGGTACTTAGCGCGGTAATCCAGCGCGTTCAGGATATCTATGCCCGGTAGTTTTAATTGCAGCGCAGCCTTCGGATATTTTTCGATATCTTTTTCAAGCGTCATGGTTTGCTTCCTTACTGGCACGAAACAGGAACGACTGCTGATAGCCGGTCAGGAACCACAATCCGTCAGCGCGCTGACTCATTTCGTACCAGTCACACTCGTCGAGGTCAGAAACAAGGTTGTCACCGCAGATGCAGATGTCCGGGCCGCGCGGTTCAGCGTCATAGATTGCGCCAACGGTGAACCATGCGGGTTCGGTCGAGCTAACGCATTCCATTTTGGTGGTGCTCGTCGCCTCCACGGCATACTTCGCAAAATCCTCCTCGCCGGTTGCCCGGTGAGCCAGGTTGCCGACGCCGTTCGTGACGAATTGCCCTTTGGGCAGGAAAGTACGCGGGAACCGGTTATGCCACTGACCGAACTCGGTTGCTGTACCGTCTTTGAATTTCACCGGTCCGCAGGCAGAGCACAGCAGCTTGCCCTTGCGTTCCGGCGCGTAGCTCCAGTCGAAGAATTGGGTAAAAAAGCCTTTAAACCCCTGCGATGACAGCGCGGTATTCTCACAGCACCCGCAGTTTTCACACTGAAAGAGACTCACTGGCTGGCCTCATTGCTGATGCTGTTAAAGCCCAGGTAAACAGCCATAGACCGGTCCACCAGCTTCGTGTTGTGATATTTGCCTATACCCCAGACGATCGCATGCAGAATCCAGAGGAAATGGACGCTGTAGGTTTTGTAGGTGATATCGCTGCATAGCTCCCAGGTGTCCACACACTCAGGCCAGTACGCTTCATAAACGGCGTGAGACGCTAATTCGGCGCTTTGGTGGTTCTCATTGCACAGGTCGCGGACAATCTCGCGGATCTTCGCTTTGTCGCTGTCCGGTTCATCGCTTTCATCGTCCCAGTCAACGTCCGGCTCGTCCTCGTCGTCCTCTTCAAAGTACGTGCTGAGCTGTTCTTTCAGGCTCGCGCAAAATTCATCATGGTCGTATTCCTGCGCCAGGAAGTCATGCGCTGAACGGCCCGCGCCAGCTTCCAGCTTTTCAGACCAGTAACCCGCATTGATGCCCTTTTCAAAGACGCCACCGAAGAAATTGAACATGTCCCGGGTGCGACTGAATGTCCATGTGCCCATGTCGCCGGTAACGGCCAGATACCCGGGCCATGTAACAATGTCGAAGTAGTAACAGGAGGTGCCGGGTTGTGCGAAACGCAGGTGGCGGTAAACGCCGTTGTCCTGCAATACGGTCATGCGGTGCTCGCATACATCAGAGATAAAGCGCGTAACCAGATCGTTCTTGCGACGTGTTTTCATTGTGCTGAATCCTTTTCCCCCGCCCCACCAGCGTGCTCAAGGTCTACGCCCATGCTTTCCAAGGCAGAGCGCCAGCGGTTCTTCATTTCATCAGTGCAATGCGCCATCGCGTCATCCCAAGATGGCCAGCGTTTCTCTTCCGCGTAGAACGAATACTGATAAAAGAGCGACTGAGCGTTATGTGGCAATTCTGCCGGGTGGCTGGTGGCACATACTGGGCAGGTGCCAGGTGGCGCAGGTACAATTATCGCATTAACCGCGCGGGCCTTAACCTCTCCGGTTTCAAGGTCAACGGTCTGCGTTTCAAGTGGCAGCGTGTGGATCATGCTCATTGTTTTAGCTCCTGCGTCCCGTCCAGGCGTTTAAATTCGATTGCCCACACCCAGGGATTGCTGCCCCAGCTTCCTTCTCCGTAGATGTCATCCCACAGCCAAGAAAACACTTCCCGCGCGTCGTGGCTTGCCTCGCCGAAATACTGCATACCCGGCATAAGGCAGTAGCGCCCGGACGCCGGTAATGTGTGCAATCCTTCCCGGACCGCATCGCGTGCGGTGATATCTCGGACTCGCTGAATGTGTAATTTGGTGATTTCCAGCGTCAGCTCGCCGCAGGTCAGGCGATCGCCAACCTGACCATACGGACTGTTAGCCAGCATCATGCTGATATGGCGAGTTTGCTCAGGGCCTGCCGAATTCAGCGCGTCAGGCTGTAAGTCGGCCCCGCAGAAATGCTCCTGCTTAATAATGCGTCGCGTCTGGCTTTTGATGCCTTTAAGGATGGCGTCGAGCGTCAAGTCGTTAAACGAAACGGGGGTTGTTTTAACAGTCGTTTGAGCACTCATGCCGCACCGCCAGCAGAAGCGAGGCGGTCAGCCAGGTCAGAAAGTGGTGTTAACTGGATTTGCGGCATCAGCGCGGCCAGTAGCCCCGTATTGCGCTTATTAACGTGGTTAGAGTCGAGGGCATTAATCAGGTCACTAACGTTGATCTGCGTCAGCGGACGCGTCATGCGGTATCCGCCGCCCGGACCGCGCAGACTTTCCACCAGCCCCGCGCGGCGAAGAGGACTCATAACTTGTTCAATGGCCGAGTTGCATCTGCCGGTTTTGATCGTCAGCTCAGATACTGACGTGATGTCGGTTGAATTCAGCGCGCAAAGAATTTCAAAAGCGGCTTCATGGCGGGAGGCAATAATCATGGTTGTTCCTTTGGTGCTGGCCGTCAGGCTGGCACGGTGATGTCGTTAACAGGGGAAAGCGTCGGGGCGGTGATGTCTTCACGATCCGGGCTGTAAGCTGGTGGTCTGAAAGCGGCGACCTGGAGGCAAGTAATACCCATGCCGCGTATCGCGCGCACCACGTTGTCGTTGTCGTCGAACGCGCAGAAGATGAGATCCGGGCCGATAGCCTTAATCCAGTCAGTTTTCACGGCGGCAGGTTCGCGGTGTTCATCCGGGCCGCGCATGATAAGGCGGTCATACGGGATGTTATGGCGCGTAAGCCACGCCACGGTTTCCGCGCGGGCCACTTCGCCCCGGCTGGTCAGAATGAAAATGCGGTAATGCTCACTCAGCGATACCAGTAAGCGGATTACGGGGGTGATAGGCGCGTCGTTACCGCAGGCCAGGCTGAACCGGTCCCAGCTCGACGCAATATGCGCGATGCTGGCAGGCGGGATCAGATGGCTACGGTGCCGGGTATCCGCCAGCGTGTCGCACAAGTCAAAAATGATGATATCGGGCAAGGCCATTCGCTCTCTCACTCTCTCTGTAAATCCTCATATTTTCAAATGATAATACAGATAGTGAATCTAAGGAAAATATTATTTATAGTTTTCGTTTTAATGCATTGGATAATGACAAAATGCTTTTTCCATTCCTAAAAGTGATCAAGAATCTAAGAAATTAATTTATTGGATGTTTTGAGAATGGAAAAGAAGAATGAGCGATACGAAAAGCAACGCCTCGCCGCAGAACGCGACCGGGAACGCAAAAGAGCCAAGCTGGCTGACCCAGCTTACCAGAAGGCTCAGCAGGAAAAACGCCAGGCGTCAGCAGAACGACAGCGCCTGCGACAGCGGGAACGCCAGCAGGAAAAGCGCCAGAAAGCCGCTGTAGCACCAAAAGCCGCGCCGGTCGCCATGGTGCGCAAGAAGTCCACGCGCGGCCTGAAAGGCCGCACACCAACCGCCGCAGAAAAACGGGCAATGACCGCCCTCGCCCGCCTGTCATGTGTCGCCTGCGCGCTGCACGGGGAAGATCAACCGCTTATCAGTCTCCATCACATCGACGGGCGCGAGAAACCCGGTGCGCACTTCATGGTGATCCCTCTCTGCCGATGGCACCACCAGCATGCCGCTCCGAAAGAGATCCGCGCGATTTATCCGTGGCTGGTGCCTGTCCACTCGGACGGCAGCTGCGGGGGCAAGGCGGCATTTACCGCCCTGAATGCGAGCGAAGAGGATTTGCTGGCTATCGCCTACGAGCGGGCTGGCATTGTGCGGGAGGCGGCTTAATGGCCCGTAACGCGCTGGAGCGCGACAGCAACCCTCACGGTCACCGCTACTACTTCGATCCTCTATCCCGAACGCATATCTGCAATGTGTGCGGCACCTGCAAGCGGCGGAACGGTGTTTTCTGGTGGGCGGGCAAGTGGTCACGTCAGGAACCGCCATGCGGGCATGACAGCCCGCCACAAAGAATCTGGCACGACAATGCGAATCCCGACCCGGACCCCGATAAAATTTAAAAAAAATTCTTGACCGGCAAAAACACAAAGTACAAACCGTTTATTGTTCCCGCAGCCATTGGTTCCCACGAGGGTACTTTTGACAATTTACTTCCTGCTAAGCGCGGACGGGACACCAATAGCCAGCAAGGGGCCGCATTAGCGGCCTTTTTGCTTTTCTGAGAGAGAGAACATGAACCAGAAGATCGCCGTTATCACGCTGACAACAGATAAACCGATGTACATCACGGCGATGTTGTCCGGCGACAACCTGATTATGTCCGCACCTAAGTCGCTGCCGGGGAGCCTTGAAGGCCAGCGGCAGAAGCTCACTCCGGCAATTGCCAAGCTGCGCAAAAGCGGTTTTAAAGTGCTGGTGGATGAGACAAGCGGCGCTATTTCTGCCGCAACCGGCGCGAGCCATGTATCCCTGAAATCACGCTTTAACGACGGACGCGCTGCCGTGGTCGTCGGCATCGAGCGCTACAACGAAATGCGTCTGCAAAAGACCATTTCACTGCCGAGTAAAAACGCGGGCGCATACGATATCCCGGCGAGCATCGTCGATATTGAATTCAACGCCAAAGGGGAAGAGGTCTATCGCATCAACTGGCCTGACATTCGCCCTGAGCACATCCTGACGATCCTTTGCTGTTATGCGACGGTGTATCACCCGGTTGCCTCTGCTGACTACATCAACGCCATGACCGGCGCAGCCGAGGAAAAACCGCGTGACGGGCTGCTACAGGTATTTTCAAAGCTTGTGAACCACCAGCACGTCACCAGCGCCGCCGCAGTCCCTGCCACGCTTGCTGGCACCCGCATCAGTGATGACGAGGTGGTGCTGTGAGTTATAACCGTCTGGATGACCGCACCATTGACGACCCGATACTGCTGGCGCTGTTCCATCAGGAAGTTATTGCCCGCGCCACCAGCTACAACGCCGATAATATCCAGTACACCATTAAGCCGGACGAGGCTCAACGTTCCGATCTTGCCGCCTTTCGCGCCTACGAAAACGCCGAGCTGCGCTGGGTGTTTCGCCTGCTGGTGGGCCACGAAGCGGAAACCGAAAACATGCCGATCGGCACCACGCTGACTCTGCCAGCTATCACCTGGTTGCGCGATCGCATGCGCGACTATGCTGGTGCGCCGGAGTTAATCAGTGGCTGAGTTCCCGCGCGCCAGCAACGGGCGCTATCAGACCGAAGGGCTTTCTTCGAAAGAGTTTGAGCGTCTTTTCTCGCAGATAGAAAAGGACAAGCGCAGTAAGCGCCGCCAGGCACGGCGGACGCTGACCCCGCTAACGCTCAAGAACAAAAACGCTGATGACATCATTGCGCTGGGGAAGAAGAAAAAAGACGGCACGTTTTTCACTGCCGATGACCTGCAACAGTTCGCCAAAAATCGCAAGTTTTTACGCCAGAAGCTCAATTCCGGCGTGGCGGGCATCACCTATGCGCAGCTGGTGGCCGCAAGCCTCGACATTGATATCAAGCGCGCAAACAACAAGGTCGATGACGGCAGCGGCATCAAGCGGGCCACGCCTTCGACCCTGAAACACAATGAGATCACCATTAGCGTGGAAGCCTCAGAGCGCAGCGAGGACCAGCATCACCGCGTGAAGGTCCGTTTTGAGGAGTGGGATCAGCTCATTGACGATCTGAGCGATGAGAAAAACGCCACGCGGGTGGCAAAGCGTCTGTGTGCTGGCCGTGTGTCGTTCGACTGTGATTGTGGCCGTCATCAATACTGGTATCGCTACATCGCCACTGCCGGGAATTTTGCCCTGGCCCCACCGAAGGAATACGCCTACCCCAAAATCAAGAACCCGAATCTGTCCGGGCTGGCATGCAAGCATGTGATCCACGCGATGACACGGCTTCAATCGTCAAGCTGGCAGATGAGTATCGGCAAAGCGATGCTCAAAGCCGCTTCCCGCGTGGCATTTGGCGACGACAGACGCCGGACAACCCAGCACTTCACCGATGAAGATCGCAAACAGTTTGGCCGTAACCGTAACGCCCAGACAAACAAAGCCGCAGCCAGCGCCGAGTATGAGCGTTACCAGAAGCGCCAGCTGGCGTTAGGCAAGCAGATTGGCCGCGATACCAAAAAGCTGGAGCAGCTGAGCAAGCAGCTGGTGAAGGCCAGGAAGCAAAGCGCCACGCAGCGCGCCCGCTCCGCAGAGAAAGAAGCGAAGCTCAAGCAGGAAAAAGAGAAGAACAAGCTGTTACAGCAGCAACTGGCGGACCAGTTCAAGGTCCAGAAACAGGCGTTCACCGATGCGCTGATAGCAACGGGAATGAGCCGCAAAGAGGCTGAGAAACGCTTCATGGATTACGTGAAAAACAAAGGCACCCCTTCATGACCGGACCCTATGACCACTGGTTAGACGACGAGGATCAGCCCGTCATTATCGCCCCGCAGCCAGACCAGCCCACGCCGCCCGCCGTCACGGAGCTGGACGACGCATTCACGCCCGCGCCGGTCGAAGATACGGACGACGTACCGCACCGGAACGATGACGAGCCGGACGCAGCCAGTCTGCCGTCTGCGCTGGCCGAACGCGCTCAGGACACCAGCCTGAAACCCCGATTTAAGGGGCATGCGCCGCTTAATAACACCGTCCGCAAGGACTGGATCAGGGTGATTGAGCTGGACCCGGATAACTTCGACGCCCTGCTGTTCCGCCCGGACCCCGAGGACGTAGGCGAGGTAGACGAGGAAACCGGGCTGGAGGGCCAGTCGTTTACTGAAATTAACAACAACCAGCGTGACCTGCGCTATCAGGACCCGGTAACGGTAAAGGTTATAGATTGCCCTGATGACCGGGATTCATTTCATGCCGTGGATGCGGACGGCGAGCAGGACGGGCTATCTGATGAAATCCAACTCCTGCGCATCGCCGCCGAGGGGGTAAGCGTCGGCTCTATCCTCACCTGGAATGAAGAAATGGCGTCCGGGAAGCTGGCGCAACGCTGGTGGTACGTACACCGCATATTCAGCTTTGGGACTCAGCACGTCGGATCGCTCTACTACTGCATTCCGGCGCGTAATCTGGACTCTACCGAGGGAGGTAAAGTGACGTGAATAAGGAACTACTAGCCCGCCACCGGGAATGGAAATTAACCCCTACCGGCAAATTTGAAGTGACCGGATTTTCCGCCGTCGATGCCGCAGTAGCTGCGAAAATCAGCGACACATTCAGCCGCGTATCGGTCACACACGCGGACCCGGCGCGCGCACGTTTTGCCTCCTTCCTGGCGAGAGCGCCCAAAGACCGCGTTTTTGTCGGTCAGTATGATTCCGTGGTCGAGTTTCTGGCCGCATTGCGCCGTGCAGCTGCCGGACGTGGCAGCGTGCCGGAGAACGTGCCGGTTAACCGTGACGCTCTGCCGCTGGTCAACATTTCCCGATCGTTTGATCTGGCCTATGAGAGCAACGATTACCAGCGCGATCGCCGTGATGCTGGTTTTATTTACTGCGACGACGGCGTTACACCTGCCGCTGTGCTGGAAATAACCCAGGCCACATTGACCTACAACGTGTCGCTCATTGCCGCCGAGAAAACGACGTTAGGACTGATGTGTAACGCATTTGCCGGAGATCTCCGTTTCCTCTCCAACACCAGCTTTAAGGCGCAGGAAAAGATCGTTAACGTCATGGTCGAGGTGGATTGCTGCATTACCGAAGCCAAAGGCACCGGCTTTACCGATATCTCACCTCCGCTCACTGAAAACCGCATATTCGCCGCCCAGGCAATGGTTATGGTGATGGCCGATGTGTATCTGGCGTGGGAAGTGGATGCCACGCGTATCCGGGTGGAAACCGTCAGTAACGTGTTGAGGTAACTATGGCCCAGCTCCAGCAGTATTTTTTACAGTCCGCCACGCTGAACGGCCAGGTAATTCCGCGTGACTGGGTAAACAGCACTCTGTATCTCGAAAAGACCAAACTCACCGGGCCTCTGGTGCGTCTGGAAGTCAGGGACGCCACCGGTTCGATAACCGATGACTTTAAAGCCGCCTACGGGGCAACGCTGGTGGTGGAATTTGGCGATCCGACCGGGACACGCGGCACCATCAAAGAGACGTTCTTTGTTACGTCAGCACCTGCCCGGGGCGATGTGATAGAGATTGTTGGCGTGAGTATGGATTTGAAGCGGGTCAAAACAGCAGTATCCGGGGCAAGGTTGTACGCAAACCGCCAGCCGGGGGATATCCTCGCCGATTTTGCTGGTGGGCTGACAGTGGAGGCTGACGCGTTTAAAAAGGCATGCACCTATCACCTGAATATGGGCGAAAAGCCGTCCGTGGTGCTGAGCCAGGTTGCCCGCGACAATGGCGCGCTGGTCTGGATGGCTCGCGGTAAGTTTTATGTCAAAGAAATGGCCCGCCTGATTAAGACCAAAGCGGCGTTTGTCTATGAGGCTAACAACCCGGCAGCGGCCTATACAATCAGCCGTCAGCAGAATATCAATCAGGATTCCGCCGCCACCGACAGCCGCCAGTACCGGTTTGTCGGCTACTCCATGACAGACGGTTTTATGGAAGCAGGAGACGCGGCGCTGCCAGTTAAATACGTGTCCGATGCGGACATGGCCACGCTGAAAAATATGCAACAGGTGCTGGTGCCGAAACTGGATATAGAGGTATCCGGCAACCCGGACATTACCGCAGGCATGGTGATTGGCATTCAGATCCACCGTTACGACAATCAGAACCAAACGGACGAGTCTCTGCCGAAAAACTTCATCGTGGAGCGTGTGGCCCACTATGAGGACCGTATTTCGTACACCACGCGCGCCATTCTGGGAGTGCCTCACATTGAGTAAGAAACGTGCTGTTATCGCCGGGACCAAACACCCGGGCGGGCTGGTGCGCGCGCAGATCCGCCTGCTGCCGGAGTGGAACGGCGTACCCGAAGAGAATTTGCCGTGGGCGGAGTACATGCTGGGGATCGGCAACGCCTTTACTCCGACCGTTACCGGTGATCTGGTCTGGGTGGAGTTTCCGTATACCGATGCCCGGGGAAAGCCGGACACACGGCGACCGCTTATCGTAGGCGCAGCACAAGACGCCCCGGGCGGTGTGCCAAACGTTGCGCCGGAGGCTTCCGGGCAGGGTGAACCGTGGGCTCCGGGAGAAATTGATGGAGCGCCGGCACGCCCAAAAACAGTGTCAACGGAGGATTTTGTTGTCCATCGCAATAACATCCTGGAAGTGCGAACGGCTGGCGGCGGATATGAGATAGCAAACACCGCAGCTGGCGCTCGCGTCGGCATGAACGAATCGGGGGAAATGTATCTCATCGGCCCGGGAAACCTGCTGCTTAATATGGCAGGGGATATTATTGCCAAGGCCGGGGGCAAGATCATGTTTGAGTCTGGCGCGGACACATCCATGAAGTCAGGGGCGAAAATTGACATGACAGCCGCTGGTGCGCTGAACGGAAAAGCTGCGTCGGTATCGTTTTCAAAATAAATAACAGTAATTCTAATTGCTGTCTGATAAATTACCCGTAATTTGTGCATTGGGTAATTTGAAAATGAAAACGCCTTTCCTGAAAAACGTCTGCATCTACCGCCTTTCCCGGGACTTCAAGTTGGACCCGGACGCGCTCGAAAAACAAATGGCAGAGTTCGCCTTCACCCCTTGCGGTTCGCAGGATATGAGCCGCAGGGGGTGGGTGAACGTCACGCCTGAAAAGCTGTTCATTGAGCATGAAGACAGCTTCCTGCTGTGCTGCCAGCACCAGGCAAAAATCATTCCCAATCCCGTCATTAACGATGCCGTGGCCGAGCGTGTCGCCAAAATTGAGGCCGACCAGGGGCGCAAAATTCGCCGCATAGAACGTTTAAGCATCAAAGATGAAGTGCTGCATACCCTGCTGCCGCGCGCGTTCTCAAAGAACACCAGCAATTACGTCTGGGTGGATGTCGCCCACCAGCTCGTTTTCGTGGAAGCATCCAGCGCCCGTGTCGCTGAGGATTTACTGGGCCTGCTGCGCAAAACGCTCGGCTCGCTGCCGGTTGTTCCATTGATGATGGAAACCCCCATTGAATTGACTATTACCGACTGGCTGAAAAAAAACGCGATGCCTGCCGGTTACGCTGCCGGAAGCGAGGCCGTGTTAAAGGCGATTCTGGAGAATGGCGGGGCTTTACGTGTCAGCAAGCAGGACCTGCTGAGCGACGAAATCACAAACCATATCGACGCCGGTAAACTCGCCACCACACTGGCGCTGGACTGGCAAAAGCGGATCACGTTCCGTCTGGCTGACGATATGACGATTAAAGCCATTCACTATGCCGACGATCTGCGCGATCAGAATGACGACATCGAGCGCGAGGACATTCATTCCCGCATGGTCGCTGACTTCATCCTGTTTAAGGCGGAGTTTGGCGCGCTGCTGGCTTCACTGATTGACGTGCTGGGTGGCGAATATGCTCGGTAACACCATTACCAACCAGCTGAGTTACGGCTCGGTTTGTAGCGGCATTGAAGCAGCCAGCATTGCCTGGGAACCGCTGGGACTGCGCCCTTTATGGTTCGCTGAGATTGAGAAATTCCCTTCCGCCGTCCTCGCGCACCACTGGCCGCACATCACCAACCTGGGCGACATGACCAAAATCGCTGCGGCTATACGCGCGGGCGACGTGGAAGCGCCCGACATTCTGGTAGGTGGTACACCCTGCCAGGCATTCAGCATTGCCGGTTTGCGTAAGGGCCTATCCGATGCGCGCGGGCAGTTAACATTAGCTTTTGTGGAATTAGCAAATGCCATCGACGACGTTAGAAAAGCCGCAGGTAAGCCGCCCTGCATCATCATCTGGGAAAACGTGCCAGGCGTCCTCACAAGCCAGGATAACGCATTCGGAAACTTCATTGCCGGACTGGCTGGCGCAGATGAAGCAATCGAACCAGGTTCACGACCTAAACCAAAGAAAAACAGCAAGTTCTGGCGCTGGCGCAAATCGACCGGTCAGCATGTTCCAAAGTGGACAACTGCTGGTGGTGCTTATGGACAGCAACGAGCAGTGGCCTGGCGAACCCTCAATGCCGAATACTTCGGAGTGGCCCAACGCCGCCGCCGTGTGTTTGTTATCGCAAGTGCTCGAACGGGATTCGATCCCGTCCAAGTACTTGCTGAGTTCGAAGGCCTGCGCCGGGATTCTGCGCCGAGCCGTAAACCGTGGGAGATTGCTTCCGCCCTCACTAAAAATGGCGTTGGAGTCGTCGGCGCAGACGACAACCAGGCCCAGGCAGGACACCTGATCCCTGCGGCTTACGGCGGTGGTAACACTGCCGGGGCAATCGACGTGTCCACCACGTTGACCACCAGCAACCAGCGGATCGACTTTGACACAGAAACGCTAATCACATTCCCGGCGCAAATGTCCGGCACCCAGTTTCATTCCGGTGCCGGGGATATCAGTCAGACCATACAGGCGCATAACCCGACAGCGGTGTGCCTGCCGGACCGCCTGATGGTGCGCCGCCTGATGCCCTACGAGTGCGAGAAATTACAGGGCTTTTCTGGCGCGCATACAAACATCCCCTATAAGGGCAAACCAGCACAAGACGGCCCGCGCTATCGGGCTATCGGTAATTCAATGGCCGTGCCGGTCATGCGCTGGATCATGACGCGAATCGCACAAACCCTCGACGGCCAACAACGGATTGACAAAATGACGGATACAGCTGTACCAGTAAAGAAACGCGCCAGTAAAAAAGCCGCCAACGATAAGCCAGAGCGTAACAAGCCGTTTTTGAAATGGGCTGGTGGGAAATTCTCACAGCTGGACCAGATCCTGCCGCATATCGGCACTGGTGATCGTCTCATAGAGCCGTTCGTAGGTGCAGGCTCCATCTTCCTGAATGCTCCAGGCTATAACCGATACGTACTGAGCGATTCCAGCCCTGACCTGATTAGCTTTTATCTGGCTCTACAGGCGGCTCCGTTGTTGGTGACTGACAAGGCACGACAGATGTTCGCTAATGGCAATGATGAAGACTCTTATATGGGTATCCGCACCCGGTTTAACAGCATCCGGTACACGCCACATGAACGCGCTGCCGCTTTCCTATACCTGAATCGTCACTCTTTCAACGGCCTGATGCGCTACAACCAGAAAGGCGAGTACAACGTGGGGTTTGGCAAATACAAAGCGCCCTACTTCCCGGAGGAAGAACTAGCAGGTTTCGCTGCCATGTCTTCGCGCTGCGAGTTTGTATGCCGCTCTTTCGTTGACACCATCCGGCTGGCTGGCGAGGGTGACGTGTTATTTTGCGATCCGCCATATATGTCATTACCCGATACATCCGGGTTTACTCAATACACAAAGGTGCCGTTTACCGATGAGCACCAGTGGCAACTGCTGAATGAAATGGTTGCAGCCCACCAGCGCGGCTCGCGGGTGATTGTGACCAACTCGGGGCATCCGGCACTTATTGAAGCCTACAAAAAAGCCGGGTTTAAGGTCCGGGAATTGTTCGCGCGCCGGTCAATGTCCTGCAAAGGGGATAAGCGAGAAGTGGCTGTAGATCTGGTGGGGGTGCTGGGATGACGCACGATGATTTAAACCAGATAGCAAAACGCTGGCTCCTGCGCGCGCAAAGCAGCAAAGGGCCGGGTTGTAAGGTGGCCTTTGTGGAAGTCGGCGCGTTAGGCGACAGCGAACGGGCTGATGCCTGGGGCTATCGCTGGGGCTGGGAGGGTGGAAGCATGCTGGTGGAGGTCAAAGTATCCCGGTCTGACTTTCTGCGCGACAAGCATAAGCCGCATCGGCAGGCTGGCGGGCTGGGCGATTTTCGGTATTACATGTGTCCAGAGGGTATTATCACCCTGGACGATCTGCCGGATAAATGGGGCCTGCTCTGGGTGAACAAGCGCGGCCACGTCAAACTCATGGCCGGTCACATCTGCTGCCTTGTAGGGAGCAGCTGGGGAGGTGACAGACCGCTGGCGGACCTATGGCGACATGATAGCGATACGGATGTAGAGCGTAGCTTATTGGCCTATCTGGTTCACCGTGTGGGCGATCCTGATGCGTTACTCCAGGAGCAACGCGCATACCTGCGACTTAACAACCAGCAGGCAACCCGCATAAACGAGCTTGAAAAAGAGGCACGGGCAACGCGGCATGAGATCTACAACCTGCGGCGACGTCTTAAGTCACTTGGCTGGGAAGAGCCGGAAAACACCCTGCCCGGACAGCCCATCATCTGATAAACAAAAGGCCGCTTTAGCGGCCCATTTTTTATGCTTTACGCATCAACGCTAACCGCTTCTCTCGCGGCAGCTCAGCCAACGCCAGCAGGCCCGCTTTAAGTACGTGAGTACGCGTCAGGTTTACGTCACCCTCACTCGCCGCTTCCTGTAAAAACGAGACAACCTGTTTCAGATAGGCATCGGTCAGGGATGCAGACACGGGAATGCTCTTTGTACGCGCTTTTGCGCTGGCCTTTACCTCAGAGGGTATCGCCGTTCCGGCATCAACGAATTCGTCCTCAGTGCGCTTTCTTGGCGCGTCATTTACACGGTTTCTCACAGAATCACCTCTTCTACCAGAGCGCGGACCTCGGCTTTAGCTTTCTCGTTTTCCGCTTCAAAAATGGTTGTGCTGGATGCCCAGGTATCACGAAATACCTTACGATCGCAGATGCGCGTTTTAGCCTGCGACATTGAAGGAAAATCTTTTAGCACGTCCGCCGCCTGGTTCCCTTCATCAATAAACATGTTGGTTGGCGTCATGTTCAGTACCAGCCAGCCCCGAATTTTCTCGTTAAACTCCTGCGCATCGGTAAACACGTCGCAAAGGTGCGGCATGGTATCCAGATCCATTTGTGAAGGGCGCAGCGGGGAAAGGAAAACGTCTGCGGCCATCAACCCGGACCGCAGCTCCTGACTGTCACGTCCAGCACAATCGGCTATGACGTAATCGTAATGCTGATTGTGCTCGATCAGCATGTTTTTAATCTTCCCGGACGCCGACACAACCGGGATATGCGGCAGCTCGTCACTCCGGCTGTTATACCAGGCCATAACGGATTGCTGGTCATCGGCATCAACGATAATTACGCGATGCCCCAGCGACATCAGGAAAGAAGCAATAGCCACGGCCAGTGTAGATTTGCCTACACCACCCTTCTGAGAACCTACCAGGATAATCATACAGCCTCCATTGTCACACTGTAACAGTGTAATACAGTCTTACTGTATTATGGTGCGACAGTATGACGCTGGCAATACCATTTATGGGGTTATGTGAAGAAACTAAATCAGAAGCCAGTCAACTGCCTGCTGGTCAGCAAACGATGGTTGGTAAACGCTCATGCCACCATTTGCATCATTGAAGATTATATCCTCACCTTCGAGAGTTACATGCTCCGCAGGAAGCCAACATTCACGACGGCAACATCCCGGATCATTTGAAAAAAAGAGGCCATTTATCGCGGCGTTTATATCCAGACCGGCATCACCAGGGCGGGCGAAAAGGGGGTATTTGATGGGGGGAAGAAGTGACACGGTAAAATTCCTCGGTTGGTATTGCGATCACCACCAGGTATTTACGTCCACAAAAAATGGTGGTGACACTGACAGGAGTGGAAATACCGGCGCAAAAGAATACCGGCCAGCCCGAAAGCTGCCCTGCCAGCGCCACCATAATTCGAACGGCATTAGCCGTTTTTTGGGTGCGCTGACGCTACGGTACAGAGCAGCTGTCATTTCTGACGCCCTGAACCGTCTTTTGCTTTTCCGGGTTTCCACGCCCGACAGGTAATGTGACCTGCGGCGCAAAGAATAACAATCGGCCTTCATATTGCAAGGACAATTAACTTTCAGAATCGTGGAGTTGAACTTACGTCAAGAAAGTGATAGGGAGGCCCGATTGCCCCCCAGCTAACTAAAGCTGAACTAAAACAAGCCCCGCCATCTGGCGGTTTTTTTGCCTAAATCACAAACCCCCTATCCTGCCCCTGAAACTACTCAGGAGGCACTATGAGCGCAGCAGGCACTATCGACTCAATCTGTTCCGGGCATGGCGGGTTCCCGCCACGTAAAACCGCCGAGGCGGAGCCATTTCTCAAAGTTAATGGCAAGGCAGTGCTGGTGGATGGCAATTTGTTCCCGGATCACTCCGACGGAAATTCAACTCATAGCGGCGTTGCCGTCTCTACACGTCCATGGTTTACGGTGAACGGGAAACCCATTGTGTGTGTGTCGGACCCGGTTTCTTGCGGTTCGGTTGTGGCAACCGGCGACAGTTTCTTTCAGGTGGCGTGATGCTCGACGACGACAAACAAATAGAGGCTTTCGGTATTCTCAGCGCCCAGGGTGTGGTAACGCCGCAACCTATCATCGTTTGCGGGGAGATCGTCACACTGGCTGGTCAGCTGGTGCAGACTATCACCCCGTTGCTGGTGGCAGGCACGCTCTATCCGGCATCCATCACCGGCTATACGGCAAAAATTGCAGGCTATATCAGCCACGCCACACAAGCGGGCAGCGCCGCCGAGGCATTCAGTAAAGCACTTGAGCCGTATATCACTCCGTCAGAGTTGCTACAGATGAAAATTGGCTGGGAGTGCCACGCAAAGGGCAACCGGCTAAATCCCCCTCCTACCTTTCCGCTGGTTGCAGCACTCAATGATCGTGTAACCACGCAGGCGCTACGCGCTGCGCTGGGTGCTGTTCAAACTGCCGATCTGGTTAAGGCTATGGTGTCTATCAATACCGTTCTGGCGGTGCCGCCAGCTCCAGCAGAGGGAGGTGCAGCAGCACCGGTCCCGGCACTGAGCGCAAAACAGATTGAGGATCTGCGGCTGGCCGTTGTCGCGCTCGATGTGGTGTTTTCCTCCGTCAGCAAAAACGTTGCGTTAACGACGAATTACACAAACCAGGTAAACCAGGCGACAGGTACGGCGACTAAATCCCTTAGTAATGCCGTCGCCATTACGTTAACCGTCGGATTAGCCACCGATCCGGTCATGTCGCAGGCTATTTCCGCCATCATGCCGCCAGGCGTTATGGATGCACTCAAAGAGGATTGAAAATGTTTTCAGGAGTCAAAGGCCCGCTAATGGCCGCTGCCCTCGCCCTGTTCAGCTACGGGCTAATTCAGGCTTATACAGCTGTAACGGATCATCTCAATTACGTGGATGCGCTGGAAAAAGAGACAGGGAAACTGGCAGATGAAAACGACACACTCAACGAGCAGGTTGGCTCGCTCAAACAGGCTACGGTACAGCAGCAGGATCATATCGGCGTGCTGGAAACCGAACTAGCAACCCGGGAGGCTGCACTTCAGGAGCATCTTACCCGCCAAAAAGACCTTGAAACCCGACTGGCAAAACTCAGCGAGGAAAGCCGCAATGCAATTATCAATATCACGAATGAAATTAAGCGCGCTGGTCTGCAAGGTCTGCGTGTGCCTGACACTGTTATCAGGATGCAACGCGAGCGCGCCAGGCAAATCAACGCCGGAAATTATCACAACAACGAAAGTAGTGACGCTGCCTCAAAAGCAGGCGATGCCGTATCTGCAATGCCTGATACCCGAGGATAGCCCGGAGTTCTTAGAACAGTACCCGGCGTATACGGAAGTGCTGTATGACACTTTTGAACAGTGTAACGCGCGCAACCAGTTGCGTAACGATTACAATATGAACTTATGACTGTGTGACTGTGTGACTGTGTGACTGTTTTACAAAATTGTAGGGCTGTACTTACAGCCCTACATTAACTAACCATTTCGATATAGTCTGCGAGCATTCGCGCTGGTTTCGTTTAAGTTTATTTCATGATAGAAGTTATTTATAAAGACGCAAAAATCATTAATTCTTAATCGAAGTGTTATTATATTATCTGAAATTTCTTCGAATAATTCATGCTCCTCCCGATTACGGCAGAAGTCGCCGGGAGTTAAAAAGCTATACGTGTCCTGTTGTGTTAAATAATTGTATGGAGCTTTATTAAACAAGTTCATGAGTGCGATCCATGCATTTGCAAGGTCATATGTGAAACTCTCTAATTTTTCATCACTCAAATAAAATACTGGCGACCGAATGATGTTAGACATATTTTCATATTCATAAACAATTAATGAATGAATATATTTAGCGCCCCATTGCAAATGTTCAATGGTGGAAGGAAAGTCAATAACATTTAACAATGTTAACAAGTTAGAGATATCTCTCTTACGTAAAATCTCCTCCCTGGTCGGTTCAGTTTGGTCGAACATTTGTGGATAATGTTGCTTAAGTACGGCAGGATCTTTTGTTAAATCTGCTGTTATATCATCCCAAAACTCAACGCTAATCGGGAATTTTCCTTGCTGCTGCCTTGTGGCATTGAATTGTCTGACGAAGGCCTGAATGGTAGCGTCTCTTGGTGCTGTTGTGGCAATGTAGAGGATCTTTATTTCTGGTTTAAATTTTTCAGCCTTTGCTACCTCGTCCTCTATAGTTTGCTGATCTATTCCCGAAACGGTATTTTTGCACTGTATGCCTACGAGCTGAGCAAATGAGTCCTCGCCATAAATATCAACACCATCTTGCTTTTGACCTGCCCTGCCATGCCTGGTCAGATTATGGGTAGACCATCTTAATTGGAAGGAGCTTTTGCAAATGTCTTCAAATTCATCCCATGACTTAGGGACGTTAAATCTCATAGTATTGAATGTAACCATCTACTAATCCTTAATTGAGGTAATTTATTATTCTAATGACGCGCTTAAATCCCTAACCGACAGGCAAATGAAAATTAGACGCCAGACGGTTTTAACTTTGGGTGTCGCTTATGTATTATCAAATAGTTTTCACGCTCCTTTTTGGTTAGCGAAAACTCAAGATAGCCAATGGTTTGAAGCTGTTCTAACGCTTTTTTGATGGTCCGATTTTGTTCACTGACACTGGACGCCAGCGAAAGGCGCTCACGCAACCGGGCAAAAGATACAGGGATAGGGCTGGCTGGCAAACTTTCGATGAAGGTGTAGATGGCCTGAGCGGCCTCCTTCTTAGGTAGCGCTTTGATCGCATGTTGCTGGAGCAATACCCGATAGTCCAGTTGAAACAGCTCCCACAACTTTTCGTCAGCCTCCAGCTCAACAATGTCACGGTCAGCATCAAAATAGCCTGTTTTCAGCAAACCGGTTTGGTAACTGCCCCGGGCATCCTCACCACGCTTGAACGATATGGATTTGTTACGAAGCTTACCCAGGGATTCATGTATGGATAGCCTCAGACGCCCGTCTATACGTTTTGCTGAGAATCCACATCCTTTTGCAAAGTCAGAAAATTTAAGCTGGATCTTATTCGTCTTTAGGCCGTGCTTGCTGAATGCAAAAATCACCCCTATCCACACTTTAAAATCCACATCCATATCGAGACGCGGACCGCCAATCTTCACATTATCGTAGCCCTCAGCCCGGGCCAACTCCAGTTGTGAGAACAGTTCGGAGGCGTCAACAATGTTGTTGTTACCCTGGGATTTTGTGGGCTTCGGAACGAAAACCCCCAGCCGCATCAATGCCACTGGCTGCACCGTATTATTGGAATTAACTGTTAACTGTTTTTCCCGAGATTCCATGTCGCTGAATAACGCATCAGAAATAAAAGTCTTATCGGTCATACGGTTGCCTTAGATTATCGGGCTAGTGACATCGTGTGAATAAAAGGATTCCTTATCCCGCCAGCACACACCTTACATCCCGCCAGCACACATATTCAACCCTACAGCACACATATTCCTCCCGCCAGCGCACATTTTTATCCCGCCAGCACACATCAGGATAGGCTTCTAAGCCAGACGGGGCGCGCTTCTCAGGCGCTGGGGATCTGTTTGGTACTCTTTAGGATCTATTTGGGATCTATTTATTGGATCTATCAAGTGGATATGTGGATAAACAACCTTGAAGATGTGCGCTGTTGGGCAATCAGCTCATTCAACGTGTGCGCTGGCGGGATAAAGACATGAATCAGGCCTGTCATGTGCTAAACAGAGAGATTTTTCCTTAGATTTCCCCACCAGCACACATTTAAACGCGTGATGCTTCCCTGTAGCGCACATTTTCAAGTCCACGCCCGCCAGCGCACATGTTTATCCCTCCAGCGCACATTTAAAACCGGGCAAGAGGAATGTCTTTCCAGCGGGTAGTGTAGGCAGGCGATAGCATTTCTCGCTTCATCTGCCAATCAGGCGCAATTCCTCTTCCTGCAAACCACACATGTCCTAACCCTGAGTTATTAATGCTATCCAAAACCTTCATAAGCTGATCACTATTGGCTCGTGGCTGAACGTCGTCAAACAAGGTCAGTTGGCTAACTCCAGATGGGACAAAATCGTTAAGCATGACTCCGGCTTTAGCATAACGATGCCCGTCTACCCATATACGGTCCAGAGCGCGTATAGCTGCATTAATAACGTCTCGACTGTCTCTGGTCGGTATGATTAGCTTCTCAGTCGCCACGTTGCCGTAATACGGCTCATTGACGTTGAATGGAGATGTTTTAATGAATGCTGAGATATGTCGGCAATATTGCCCCTCCTGCCGCAGCTTCTCGGCGGCGCGTTCGGCGTACTGACAAATAGCCTGCCTCAACTCGTCATAGGTAGTGATCCGCTGACCAAAGGACCGGCTACATACAATCTGCTGTTTAGCAGGAGGCGCTTCCTCAAGACTTATGCAGCTTTCACCCCTTAATTCCCGGACGGTTCGCTCCAGAACCACACTGAAATTCTTACGAATGAATGTCGGGTGCGTGCGCGCCAGTTCCAGCGCCGTGGTTATCCCCAGCGCGTTAAGTTTTTTGGAGATCCTCCCACCTACGCCCCACAACTCATTAACCGGCATCAACGACAGCATTTTATCAATGCGATTGCGGTTGCCCGGGGTCAGCGCCAGGACGCCGCCGAATTGCGGCCATTCCTTCCCGGCCCACTGAGCGGCCTTAGCCAGTGTCTTTGTAGGCCCCATACCCACACCAATCGTTAATCCGGTAGATGATAGGACGTGATCGCGCAGCTGGTGGCCAAACGCCTCAAAAGTCATGCAGCCGTCAATGCCCCGGACATCAAGAAACATTTCGTCAACTGAATATTGTTCTACTCGGGGAGACAGCTCCTCAAGACAACGCATCACGCGGGCGCTCATGCTCGCATAAAGCGCATAATTGCTGGAAAAGGGAAACACCGGTTCCGGGAACTGCGTGGCCTTAAGCTGGAACCAAGGCATACCCATCTTTATGCCTAGCCGCTTCGCTTCCTTCGATCTTGCAATTATGCAGCCATCATTATTCGACAAAACGACGACAGCTTTATCCCGCAAATCCGGTCGGAAAGCCTTCTCACAGCTGGCGTAAAAGCTGTTCACATCAGCCAGCGCAAACATTACGCCCGACCCCGGGTAGTGTGAACAAAATGGGTTACAACTCCGAATATAAAAAGCGTGTCTGGATCGGGATAGATTGCTGAGTAGGCAGAATTCATTGGCTGTAGCGCCAGCTTCGGTCTGGTCAGCAGCTGCTTAACGGTAAACCCGCCATCAACCTCAGCAATGACGATATCACCATGCTCAGGGCGCAATGAACGATCCACCACCAGCAGATCACCATCTTTGAGGCCAATATCATTCATGCTATTGCCACTGGCGCGCACAAAGAATGTCGCTGCCGGGTGACGAATACAGTATTGGTTTAAATCAAGCTCTGCCTCCACGTAGTCCTGGGCGGGGCTGGGAAACCCAGCGGCGCACTTCTCAAGGAAAAGCGGGATAGCGAGTCGTTCTGGATTATTTATTGGAGTTATCAGTAACATAAGAAACATATCCGAATGTTTAAGCACTGTATAAAAATACAGTATAAAAGATATGGGGATATGTCGCCAGATTTAGGAAGGCGGGTGAAAGGGGTAAAGCTGGCGAGGTTTCGCCAGCAATGAGGCCTATTTATTGATGTTGAAAGCGCGAGCCATTTCCTCGCCGCCCACTTCAATCAGGATCGCTTCCATACCCGCCGATGGAGAACCCTTACCACGTTTGCGGATATAGTCTGATGCAGCTTCGGGGATGTATACCGCAAGCGTGGTCGCCTTATGCTTGCGAGGAGGCGCGCCAACGCGCGGATACACCACGGAATTTACAATGCTTTCAGTATCCACGAACGTTTGCGCTTCCAGAATCGGCTTCTCGTTGTGAGTCATGACAATATGCGATGCCAGCCCTCTCACCTCCTCCTCCTCCAAGATAGCCAGCAGATGATTACTGGCAAGGCGGCGCGATGCCGTTTTGATGTAATGGCTGGTGCCGCCACCGGCATAACGGTAATAAACCTCATAAGACATACGCGTAATTCTCCATGCGACAAATTCACAACAAAATAATATAAATTCTAAGACTAACAAATTAATTTTTAATTTTTATTCTCTTTGCAAAGCACAAAGTCCATTTACTGTAACTGTCAAAAGTAACCTCACACCGCGCCCTAAATAGGGGCTGACCTGTGAGCAAAGATATTGCGCCTGCCCGCGCGCGCGTCGAAGAGATTAATAACCGCGCCGCCCGAGTAATGGCTTTTACTGTAGATATTCAACGTGATGCGACTGGCAACCTGATTACCGATCAGGATCTGCTGGCTCGCGCTGCGACCGATGGCGCACTGAAAGACCCTATGTTTGAAGGCGTAGATCGTCGCTTTGTGCGCCAGGTGGCGACCGGCTGGGCATCAGCCATGATCGACTACGAAAAACGCAACGGTTGCCTGCCGCCTGCTGACGTACTCGCTAACGCCCATCGTTGCACCGAAAACCTGATGTTGGAAGCGGCCAACGACAAGCACGAAGGCAGCGGCAGCGCGATGTTTGAATCCGTAGCAGCGGACATGCGCACCTCTGACGGCGTGATGCGTCTGGCTCAGTACGTGGCGCTTATCCTGCCGGTATCCCTGGGTGCGGCCACCAGCGATGTGTGTACCTTCGTTCCTTGCGATCGCGATCAGGCAGATATTTATGAACTCCTGAACATCGCAGGCACCGAGTTTGGCACCTTCAAAAAAGGTGATGAGCTGCATATGCAGCGCGCTGGCGTTTATGCTCAGCTCAAACGCTTCTACATTTTCCCGCAGGCCAATCAGCCTGACGGTACTGAAAAAGTCTTTACCTTCAAAATTGCTGATGTCGAAGGCAAAAGCATGCCTATCAAGGCGGGCCGTACCAAGCTCTTGATCAACCGCCGTATGTCCAAAGTGGATGACGGCGACGGCAACCTTTATTTCAACGATACAGATTCAAAAGGTAATACGTTCTCCGCTAACTGTAAGGTGGATTACGACAAAGGCTCTATCACCGTCACGTTCACCGATGCGCCGGTTGTTGGCACCGAGCTGACTGCGCAGGTTGAAATTAACATCGAAAAAGCGCCTGAGCTGATTCCTGTTATCAACCAGACCATGCGCAAATACACTGTGTCGCCGTCGCAGTACGTGATTGCGTCCGAGCACACCGTAATGTCTGCATCCGATGCCAGCCGTGAATTCGGCCTGAATATGGCGTCTATCCAGTTCACCGCCATGCGTAACTGGCTGTCTCATGAGCAGGACATGATGCGCCTGCGCACCATCGCGTTCCATTGCGTTCGTGGCTACGAATTCGACGTGGCTCTGCCGGAAGCGCAGCAGTATGAATCCTGGGTAGGTCTTATGCGTCATCGCATGAGCGAAATGAGCACCGAAATGGTGAACCTGACCCGTAAAGTTGGTATCCGTGGCGGATTTGCTGGTGGCGAAGCGGCGAACTTCCTCAAATCTCTGCCGCCGCAGTATTTCACCATGGACCCGGACTACGTGCAGACCCCGCACATCCAGTTCATTGGGACCCTGTTTGGCATCTACCGCATCTATGAAGTGCCAAATATGGTTTGCGATCAGTTCATGGAGACTGGCTGCAACTTCGATCGCAATGACATTCTTTTCTACGGTCGTGGCGAGCAGATCGGCGAAGCGGGCCTGATCTCCGGCGATGCTGTACCAGCTATCCCTTACGTCCACGAAACCAACCCGTCACTGATCAACCGCACTACGTTGTGGGGTTCCTCGCTGAACGAAATTCATCCGCGCTTCGGTGAAAACTACTTCTGCAAGCTGACGCTGACCAATAACAAAGTTGGCTCCTACAACATGCTCAGCGGCAAGAAAATCGGCTCCGACGATGCATCAATGATGATGGCTAACATCGCTGGCGCGCCGATTGTGGAGCAGTCAGACGCGGACACGCAGGCTCAGGCAGAAGCGGAAGCAGCAGCAGCGGCTAAATCAACCAAAACCACCAAGTAACCGAAACAGCGCCCTTCGGGGCGCTTTTTAAGGATTTATCAGATGAAACAAATCCCCTTTGCAGTGGGCCAGGCATCCGGCACGGCGGTAATGCCTGTTAATGCCGACGCTACAAACTCCGTGGCAGCTGGTGGCGCTTCAACTTTCGCCGGTCTGGTCCTGAGCCGTCGCGGTAAAATTGGCAAAGTCATCAGCGTTAACGCCGACAACTTCCAGCTTCTGCTGGGTAAAGCGATCCATCCTCGCCAGGGTGAAGCATTCGAGCCACTGCGTCATGTTGAGCGCGCCACCAAAGGCGGCAACGGCTATGTGGTCCGCGTGGCAGCACCCGGCATGAAAATCCCTGCGCTGGTGCTGGCCGTTGATCCTGAAACCAAAGATCTCACCATTACCGCGTCCAATTTCAACGCCGGCACGCAGCCTGCGCTACCCGCTAATAGCGTGGCGATGATCTACATTGACGACGGCGATGCATCCGCTAACCGTACCCTGTCGCTGGTGGAAGATGAAAGCGCCGACGGATTCTACATTCTGACCCTGAACGAAACCGATGAAGCAGGCGGTATCACCGCACTTGAAACGCATCAGATTGCCTTTGCCCTCGAAGCGCGTTCTGACATGGGAAATCCGGCATTCCTGGCAACCGCACTGGAAAACAGCTCTACCCGCCTGGCCGCAATCGTCAGCGACGATGTGGAAGAGCAACTGGCGCAGACCACCAAGTTGGAAGTGAAGGATGCAGCGTTTACAGGCGGCAGCGACGGCGATTTCTCTACCGTTACACCAGCGGATTACGCCAAAGCGCTGGCGGTCCTTAAAAAATCCAACGTGAACTTTACCGCTCTGTTATCCCTGGGTTGCTATGACAGCACCGTACTGGCCGACCTGGAGCAGTATGCGCAAAACCTGCGTGTGGACATGTTCTATGACCTCAAAGGCGCGCAGATGTCCACGGCGGCGATCACTGAGGCGAAAGGTCATGGTTTCGGCGGCTCACACCAGGCGGCACGTTACTACTTTCCGTACTACTGCCGTGATGTGTTCTCAGGCGTGAAAGTGTGCTTCGGGATCTCCTGTGACGCCTTTGTTGCAAAAGCAAAAGGTGTGGCACTGGTATCCGATGTGGGCGGCTGGCATTACGCACCGGCTGGCGTGTCGCGTGGCATCATCAGTCGCCAGAATATCGAACCAATCCCGAACCTGGACGAAATCGATCTGGAAGCCTTCGCCGCTGCACGTATCAACCCGGTTGCAGTTGACGATCAGGGTAACGTATTCATTGACGATTCACTGACAACCTTCGCCAAAAACAACTACCTGCGCCTGCAACACATCAGCTCGCTGATGAACGCTATCGCGCGTGGTTTCTATGCTATCGCGCAAGCCGCCAAGCACGAACCAGACGGAGTAACCACCAGCACCCTGCTGGAAGGCATGACCGACCTGTTAGAACGCTTCTCCGCAGCCGAAGCACTGGTTAAACCGCGTGATGCTACGCAGGGTGAAGAGCCGTTCGTGCTCAAGCTGGCTCAGAAAGACATTGACCTCTGGGAGCTGGAGTGGGCGGTGTGTCCGACCGGTTCAGCTCGCCGTATTGTCGGCAAACCTATGCTCTTCCGATAAGAGAAAAAGACATGATGACGAAACGTAACCTGGGGTATAACCCCTTACTGAAAGCAGCTTTCGCGCCGGAAGCTGAATCCCAAGAGCCGGATGCGATGCTGGAAAGTGCGCGCAACCGCAAGCCGGGTACTGACGATAAAGAAATGGCGATGTTTGAAGCACTCGATCGCCACATTAATGAAGGGCGTCGTGGTCTGGCGGCGGCTCTACTGCTGGACTGGGCAAGTGATGGCGAGCCGACCTGGGCTGACTTTAGCTCGCTGGCAATCTCTTTCGCTGATCTACCCGATCTGGAAGACGACGACGAAGACTACACCGACGAGCAGGTTGACGCTTACAACGATGCGCTGTCTGAACTGGCTTACGCAGCCATTGCACTGGGCGCAAATCAGGATGACGTTACCAGCATGATCGACGATGAAGATGATGATGCGGCCAGCGCCGTATTTGATTCTTTGAGCGACGTTGACGATGACGATGACGCGATCGGCGAGTACACAATAGCAGGCGACGATGACGACGCGCTGTTTGAAGCGTCGAAAATCAAAGTTGTACGTGGCGGTAAGGTAAAACTTATCCGCAAGCGTATCCGCAAGCTGCGTCGTACCTCCAAACAGAAAGCGGCCATCAAAAAAGCGCGCCGTAAAGCGCAAACCTCGACGGCCAAACTTCACCGACGTAAATCCATGAACATCCGTAAAAAACGCGGTCTGTAATGTTTAATGCCACCAGCCTCGCTGGTGGCATTTTCCCCAAGGAGTATTCCCCATGCTTTGTGGCGCGATAATGCCAGACGGAGTAAGCCCGTTTCTGAAATGCTATATCACTTCGCCATTACATATGGTTGTGGGTTATATCGGTCAGGGTAGCAGTTTCGATCTACAGGCCATGTGGGAATCCCCCTTCGGTAACGACACGCTGGGCGGTATGGCCGGGGCTGTCAGTAGCGCAGCTGGTAAAGTCACCGATACGGTCCAGGCCGCAACGGGCAGTACAACCAAAACAACGTTTAACAGCCTGCTTATCTGGGAAGGTCAGCAGCCGCCCACGTTCAACCTGGTCATTGACCTGATGGCGACCAGTAACGCGCAGATCGAAGTTAACGCCGCAATCACCACGCTCTTACAGATGGCCTCGCCCGAACTGAAAGCCATTGCCGCGCCCGGGCGCAGACCTTCGCCGGTCGTGCTGGATATCGGAAGGCGGTTAAAGCTGATGGATGTGGTTATCCAACATGTGAGCTATCAGCTCGATGTTCCCCGTACAGCCGACGGTTACTACACCCATAACACGGTAACACTCCAGTGTTCCGGCATGGCCGTACAAAATCAGTCTGATATTCCCTACATGTTCATTTGAACCTCATACGCAAATCACAAACCCCCTACCCTACCCTTCGGGCAGAAACTGCTGTCTTGATAACTGAGGGGTTTATATGTCTGGATTTTCCAATACCAAAGCCGATGTCGGCTTTTTAAAAAAACGCTTAAACCAGAGTATTGCGGCGGGAGAAAAACTTGTCAGCGCCGAATTCTGGATGCGTATTAAGGGTTATGAGCACTTGTCTATCCTGGTGCGAACTACCCAGATACCGGAAATGACGCGTGAAGACGTTGAAGACTTCGCACCAGGCGGCATGAAGTTCAACCAGCACGGCCCGGTCCGTAACTCCGGCGAATTCCAGGTAACGTGTGCGGAAACTATTAAGGGTGACGTGTTCCTGGCCGTTCGTCAGATGGTCTATGGCAAGGAGTACGTGGACATTGAATTCCAGGCAACTGCTGAATCTAACAACGGCGAGCACCTGGGCCTCAAGCGTAATTTCCTCCATTGTAAAGTGTACTCTGACGCCATTGATTTTGGCTCAGAGGACGTAACTACCGCAGTGCGCCCTACCCTGCGTATCGTCTACAACTGGGCGGAGTAAGACCATGACGCCAGCAGAAATGATGACAGGGGTTAAAAAACGCTTCGCCACGTTGCTGGTGGATGACAAGGAAACCCTGAGCACCCTGCTCACGCAGGCGCTTTCGACATATCAGGATCGGGCTGGCGTCATTTCTCGCATGCGAATTGAAAAGGCGGACGGCGTAAATCTGGTTTACCCGGAAGATTACCTGTCGTTAATCCACGTCACTGACAGCCGGGGTACGCTCGTTTATTCCGATCCGTTCCCTGATAGTATCGACCTGGACCTGACCGGGCGCGAACGATACCCGTTCACCATGCTGTATTTCGTCAATCTGCGCGACCGCGACGTTAATAGCTGGCAGATCCCACCGGACATTATCGGCTCACTGGAAGATTACCTGGAGGCACTGATAAAAATCCCAAATACCGAGCGCCTGCGCCGTGCCTACGTGGCTGGCAAGCTGGATATTACAGGGTTGGCCGATGAGGTGACGCTGGAGCAGCGCAAGTTGGAGCTGGAAGAGAAGATGGCAGCTAACCGGGCAATCATCCCTATCGCCACTATCGCATAGTAATACAGTGTGATTGTCGTATTGTGTGACATCATTTCAACCACACAATATTACAATCACACATTATGACAATTTTACTGTAATACAGTCATACGGGGTGTTTATGGGGTATTTTGACGGACTATCAGGAATCACAAGCGGCGTGTCCGTAAAGACTGTAGGCAGCAACCTGATATCCAATATCCTTTCTCGCGCCACAAGCATCGTCAGCGGCAAGTCCGTTTCGTTCAGCGGCCTTCCTGCTGAACTGGCGAGTAATAAGGCCATCTTGCAGGCCGCTATGCGCATACGTTACGCGCAGGGCTGGCAGTGGACGATTGAAGCGGACGGCATGCCCGCGCTGGACATGTACGCCAAAGATGTAACCTACGGCTTCGGCAATATCGAAACCGAGTCAAAACTGATCGGCGCTATCGAATTCAACAAACCCACGCACCGCGTGGCGGGCAACCTCACCATGACAGTCCGTGACAACGAAAACGGCCAGTTATACGACTGGTTTAAGAGCCGCAGCGCCCGCGTAATTAACAATGACGGCACGATAAACCTACCACCATCCTACCTGCTGAATATCCGCATTTATCGCGTGACGCAGGACGGCCAGCGCCAGCTTGAAGAGGAAGTGCAGATGATTCCCACAACGCTGGGTGAAATTACCCGCTCTCGCGATCAGGTAACGGAGTTTCTGTCATACCCGCTATCGTTTGTCCGCTATACGTCCGTAGACCGCAGCATCAGAGGGATGGCCGGAAACCTCGCCAACGGGATGATGGCCGGGTCAGGTAGCTTGATTAAGTTCTGAGTATGACAATATGACAGTAATACAATATGACAGTATTACAACAAGACAATCATACAAAATGACAGTATTACAAAAAGGCAGTCACACAATATGACAGTGTGACTGTCTCATTATCGCACCGGCACACACCCTTCACGCGTATCAACTGCATCGCAAATTACAGACCGATTACCCTGGCACAGTCAAAAACCCAGGGGGCCAAAAATGCATATTCCTGATTTCCCGCTGCCGTCCAGGCCGCGCACCGAAATTAAATTTCGAATGCCAACCGTCGCTGATGCCATGCACTACAGCGAATGCAATCCGGCGTTAGAGGAAGCCACCACCACTGAATACCTGAACGCCATGCAGCAGGAGCCGGTCAACGACTCCGCGCTCTGGACCGCGCAGGACCGCCGGACTGCATTGTGGTGGATATATATCAATTCCCGCATCGACACCGTTAATACGTTCTCCTATGAGTGCCAGCACTGCGGGGAAACGCACTTCAATGACTTTGATTTGCGCGAACTGAGCGACACCACAAACATGCTCACCGAAGAGCCATTCCAGTACGTCATGGTGCCGGTACAGGGCAAGGAAACCCGATGGACGCTAAAACCGCTCGATGGCCGCAGCATCACCATGCTGGAACGCCTGCGATTCACGCTGCCGGAAGCAACCAGCCCGGATTACAGCGCTGCCCGGACCAATATGCGCATTGCTGAGCTGGCGTTACATACCGCGCTGGATGATGACCCGGAAGACTTTGAGGAAGCCGCTAACCGTCGCTTTGATCTGATTAAGACGATGGCAACCGATACCGAATTCACACCACTGGTGGCGCGCATTCAGCTGATGCAGCGGGAGCTAAAACACGGCCTCGATGTGAGCATTTCCGATGGCCGCGTAAGTCTGATTTTACCGCCGCACATTTGCGATGCCGACAATGGGGAGGGAAAAGCAACGCGGTTGCTGATCCCATTTCGGCCTGGCGCATTCATTCCCGGTTTTAAGTCTGAGTGGCTGGCTAATCATTATTAACAACCTGACGTTATACGGCTATCAGCCGGTCAGTGACGTTGAACGTTTACCCGAGTGGCGGGCGCTGGAAATGAATAAGGCGCTCCAGGAAAAGTACAAACCGAAGAGTCGTTAACATGCAAAAGAATGATCGGCTGAAAATCATTGATGCCATTGAACAGGCCAGCGAGGCAGAGCTGCGGCAGCTGGCGCTGATTAATGACTCGCTGAGTGAGCTGGCAGGCCGATCAGGGCCAGGCGCGCATGCAGTCACTACCGCAACACCCGCGACGGACGATGCGCCGGAACTGGTGATCACCCGCCGCTTTTCCCGCACAGACCGAGACGACAAAAAAAGCGACGAACAAGGGGACTACTCAGCGCTAAAAAGTGCCGTTGTAAAGAACGAAAACGGCATGCTCGCAGTCCCGTCCAGTATCAGTGACCCAGAAGAGTCACAAAAAGAGCAAAAAAGTACCTTACAAAAGGACTACTTAAAGCAAAAAAGTACCATAAATAAGGATCGGGAACTTAAAGGGACGCCGGGTATTGAAAAAGTCCCTTACAAAGGGACAAAACAACAGCCCCCGCGCATCACGGAGAAAACCGAGCGAATAGAGCGGGAGTACCATCATGACCGTGAACGGGAAAGGAACAGCAGCACTCACACGGCGGGTACTGATACCACCAGCAACAATACCACAACACATTATCGTGACCGCCTGACGGCAGCAGGGGGTGATCGCGCCCATCGCAATAATGAATCGGGCGAGCGTACGCGCAACCCAAAACCAGCAAGACCTCCGCGCCCGACTGATGAGAAAAAATCAGGCGACCCTCGCCGGGGTACTAATGGCCGATTCCTGTCACGCGACAAAGCTGAGTCCTCTGAAAACATTCGCCAGCAGAAATTAAGCCAGAAAGAGCAGGAAAAGATGCAGAACGGCTTCTTTGGCAGGCTGGGGAAAATGCTGTCTGGCGATGGCGAGAAGGGCATGGAGGGTACTGGCGGCGAACTGGTCGGCGGCGCTGTCGTCGGCGGGCCTATCTGGACGCTGGCGAAAGGCACGTTCGACATGGGCAAGGCCGTTACGGATAACGCTGTCTCAATTAAACAATGGGTAAGCGGAAAAGACGAAGACAAAGATCGCGATGAGCCGGAGTCAGCCAAAACACAGCCCCCCGTCATCGTGCAGCCACCGGCACCACCGGTACTGGGCGAACCGAAATCCGCCGCGCAGTTTTCGAACGGCAGTCAAGATCCTGCCGTCGCCGCTACGGTCGAACAAACGCGTTTGATTGACGAAAATGACGATCGGATTGTTGATGGTCTGGACGGTATACGCCGGGAAATCAAACGGCAGGGGAAAGGTGGCGCAGGCGGGGGTGGGTTGGGGGACCTGCTGGGCCGTCGCCGTCTGTCCGGGCGCAATGGCCGTAACGGACGCAATGCGCGCAACAAGAAGGATACCAGCCGCAGCCGTGGCGCTGACAAGGGTAAGGACGGCACCAGCTCGCGCGCCGAGGGTGAGAAGGGCAAACGTCAGGGTAAAACCGGCAAGACTGACGGATCACAGACCGACAAGAGCCGGTCAAAAACCAGCCCAGAGAAGGCTGGCAAGCCGGGCAAAACACCAGGTAAAACCCCAGGCAAAACACCAGGCAAGGCACCGGTCGGCAAGCTGAAAGCGCTCCTGGGCGGGAAGGTGCTTAAGGTTGCTGGTGGCGTTGCAGCGACCGGCGCACTGGCAACCACTGCCGCTGAGCATCTGCCGGAAAAAGCCGCCGCTATCGCCACCGAAAAAGCCGCAGCGCAGGCTGCGAAAACCGCAGTACCTGCCGCTAAGGCCACCGAGAAAGCGATCACCTCTGCCGCCAAACCAGCCGCAGAAGCAACAGCAAAGACTGTCGCCACTGTAGCGGGTACAGGCACCGCCGCAGCCGGAACCACCGCAGCCGCGAAAGCGGTTAGCTCAACAGGGGAAAAGGCCGCAGAAACCACTGCCACCAAGACCGCCGTGAAAACGGCAGAAGCAACCTCGACAAAAGCAGTCGGAACCACCGCCACCAAAGCCGTTACCGAAGCCGGGGAGGCCGCAACAAAAAAAGGGGCGCTCAGTATTGGGTCGAAGCTCGGCGCAAAAACGGCGTTAAAAGCAATTCCGCTCATTGGTACTGCGATCGGCGTGGGGCTGGATGCCTACGAAGGCGCGACCGACGAAGAAGGCCAACGCGCGGCATTTAACGTCGAGGAAGGTAAGCAGGTCAGCACCCAGCAGAAGACCGCATTTACAATGGCGAACGTATTGAATATGGGCGGACTGGTGTCCGGGACGGCAAGCCTGCTGGCAAGCGGGGCCAGTGCCATGGGCATGGATAAGGTAGCCGAAGCGCTGACTTTCGACACTGCCAGTATCGCTAAAGGTCTGGATAGCGGTATGACATCCGTGCGTGACGCTGTAACAAAAGTAACAGAGTCGTCCGACGGGCAAAGTAAGGAAGTCACGAAAGCTCTCGCAGATCAGACCATGGCGATTAACTCCGGCACAGATAAAACAGTAGGGGCAATCAACCGCCTGGGAACACAAATGCAGGGTGGGGAGTGGGGCGAGGATAACGTCGGTGTCGAGGGTAAAAATGTTTCGGATTATACGTCCGTAACGGCTAACAGCATTTCCCCTGATCTGAATATCGGCGGCAAAAACGCCAAGGTACGCTCATTCCGTAATAACAACTTCGGGAACCTTAATTTTGTCGGCCAGGAAGGGGCGCGACTGGAAGATCCTAACGGCAAAGGTGAGGCACGCTTCGCCAAATTCAACACGCCAGAAGAGGGCTTCCGGGGGCTGGCAAACCAGCTCACGCTCTATGCTAACGGCAAGTCGAAAGCGACGGGCGGGCGCAAGCTCGAATCCGTTGAGGACATTATCGGCGTTTACGCGCCGAGCAATGAGAACAACACGCAGCAGTACATTTCATCGCTATCCACCAAGCTGGGCGTTAAATCCAACGAAAAGCTGGATATGACCAACCCGGAAGTGATGACGCAGCTGATGCGCGGCATCGCCACCATTGAGGGCGGCAACCCGCAGGTCACGGATCAGTTTATCCGTGATGCCATCGGCCAGCATCAAGACGGGAAATGGGTAGGCGGTAAATTCAGTGAACAGTCACTGAAAGTCGTTAACGAAGAGCGCGCAAAAAAAGGGCTGGCACCGGTTGCGGCCAACTCGCTCTACAGCAGCGGTTCAAAGGTGATCACCACCCAGAGCGGCGCAGAGCCTGTCAGACCTGCCGTATCTGACAATGCGCCGGTTGCCCCTGCCGCCGTTGTACCACCACCAACAGCGTCGTCACAACCAGCACCAGTTGTTATGCCTGCGCCAGCCGCAGCTGCCGCACCGGCCAAACCATCGCTATCGCCGATATCGTCCGCTGCCGCCGCCACGCTCCCGCTAACTATTTCCGCGCCAGCCGCAGC